GCACTTCAAGGTGTTGCTTTGCCTAGATCACTTCAGGTAGCAACTAACGATAATACTAATGTGTTTTGGAGATTGGTAGAGAATGCAACTCTAACTGGAGCAAATTGGACTAATCCATCTGATCCTAATATCATCACTCAATATGATATTAGTGCTACTGCTTATACAGGTGGCACTAATATTCTTGGTGGTTTTACGATTGGTGGTGGTTCAAGTTTGATCGAGCTTGATATAAAAGCATCTCTGCAAATTGGCAGAAGTGGTTTGGGAACTGTAAGTGATACTTACACTCTTGTTTGTGCTTCACCAAATACCAACAAAGCAGCACTAGCAGTGTTGAACTGGTTAGAGCAAAGATAAATAGTACATAGAAGAATAGTTACCATGGCAAAGAAGAGAGTACCTACCGAACAGGAAATTGCTAAAAAGCATGGTGTTGATGTTGATTACGTCATTCGTCAGGCAGAAATCGGTTCTACTGTCGAACGTGAGCATGTAACTGATCACAAAGCAGCATACGGTATTGCTCTTCAACATATTGCAGAATTCCCCGATTACTACAAGCACTTACTAGGTATGGAAAAACAACTCAAAAAAGAATGGAAAAAGAAAGATCCCATCAAAGAAAACGTATCTAGTGGTAATGCACGTAGAGCACGAATGGGTGGAATTCAATCCAGACCAACTGGACCAATCAGTAATTCTGAAGTTGCTAAATCTCAGTCTGATGCAAAGGCAAAATTCGCAGAAAGAGTGAAAGCAGCTGGAGATGCAGCACATAAAGCAGCATCGGAAAAAGGAATGAGCCCATCCGAAGCAGAGATGCGTAGGAAGGCAGCAGAGAGAAAAGCATCAAAATTGAAAGAGAACCATATTGCAATCAATAATGGTACTGAAAAAGATGATGAAGGTGCGATGGCACTTGGACAACTTGATGAGATCGAACTCTACATCAAGATGCTCAGAGAAACAATCAAGTCTCCAGACTATCAACTTCCTGGTTGGGTTCAGGCAAAACTAGCACTTGCAGTTCATAATCTAAATGCTGCTGCAATGTATCTCAGAAGCAACCATGAAGAAGAATTTGAACTGAAATCTTTTGGTGATTACATTGAAGAAGTTGCAGCATGGCAACGTTCAGAAGGTAAGAACAAAAATGGAGGACTTAACGAAAAAGGACGTAAATCTTATGAGGATGACAATCCTGGAAGCGACCTTAAAGCACCTTCAAAGAAGGTTGGAAATCCCCGCAGGGCGTCGTTTTGTGCTCGAATGAGAGGTATGAAAGATAAGCTAACTTCTAAGGAAACTGCGAATGACCCAAATTCACGCATAAATAAGTCGTTACGTGCGTGGAACTGCTAATGTCTAAGTCACCCAACAAAGGAAAGAAAGGTACTGCTGGAGGTCAAAAGAACTCTAAACAAAATCAGGGAAACGCAACTGCTAAGAAAGCAAAGAACGGCGGAAAGAAAAAATAATTTGATATGAACGACTTTCCCTGGGGAGTATTCATAATTCTTTGTTGTGGTCTTTTATTCACTTTATATGTCATCTACTATATATTAAGGATGGCTAACGAAGAGATGAAAGACAATGACAGACATTAAAGATCCTTATATCTACCGCATCAAATCAGTTCTAAAGGTAGTAGATGGAGACACTATTGACGCTGATATTGACTTGGGTTTTGACATCAGCCTCACTAAGCGCATTAGGTTGGCTGGTGTGGATACTCCTGAAAGTCGCACAGCAGATACAAACGAAAAGAAATACGGTCTCGAATCGAAAGAATGGCTCAAGCACAGATTAGAAGATGCTAAAGATATTATCATCAAGACCGAACTTCCAGACAGCACAGAGAAGTATGGTCGCATCATCGGACATCTGTTTATCAACAGTGAAGTAACATCTCTCAATAACCAAATGATTGCTGAAGGATATGCATGGGAATATGATGGGGGAACTAAGAAAAAAGATTTTTCAGTGTTGGATTCAAAACGCAAAAAGTAATATTGGTAGCTGACAGATACAATATCCACCTATATAATAAGTTCACCAATTCTGGTAGGACTTTTAATGGATACTAAAACATGCCCTAAATGTGGGGCTTGCTGGATCGGAGGGCAACATTTCTGGTCTGGTACGGGGAAAGAAGGGGATCCCCATGATCTTGCAGGATTAGTCTGCAATAGGTTTGGAGATGATACTTGTATCAATCCATGTAGAGGATCAACTAGCGGGACTACCTGGCAAGATAGATTAGGTACTATGAATGCTCTAGAAAAAGATTTAAAGAAAGTAAATGGATAGATAGTATAGAATTATTAATTTTATGCGTCCTGACGATATTTACTTAGGTAATCCTAATTTAAAGAAAGCAAATGTTCCTATTGAATTTACAGAGGAACAGGTGCAAGAATTTATGACTTGCCAAAATGATCCAATATATTTTATTAAAAAATATATTAAAATTGTCTCATTGGATGAGGGATTAGTTCCATTTGATATGTACCCATTTCAAGAAGAAATGGTTACTAAATTTAATAAACATCGTTTTAATATTTGTAAGTTACCAAGACAGTCAGGAAAATCTACAATTGTAACTTCTTACCTACTATGGTATTCTCTTTTTTATGATAATGTAAATATTGCTATCTTAGCAAACAAAGCAGCTACTGCTAGAGAGATGCTAGGACGTTTACAGTTATCTTATGAAAATTTGCCGAAATGGTTACAGCAAGGAATTGTTTCTTGGAATAAAGGATCCGTTGAATTAGAAAATGGATCTAAAATTCTTGCTGCTTCAACATCAGCATCTGCTGTCCGAGGAATGTCATTCAACATTATTTTCTTGGACGAATTTGCATTCGTTCCATCAAATATTGCAGAACAATTTTTCAGTTCAGTATATCCTACAATCTCATCTGGTAAATCAACCAAAGTAATTATTATTTCTACCCCACATGGTATGAATATGTTCTATAAACTTTGGCATGATGCTGAAAGAGGTAAGAATGAATATGTAAATACTGAAGTTCATTGGAGTGAAGTCCCAGGTAGAGATGCTGCTTGGAAAGAACAAACAATTAAAAATACTTCAGAGCAACAGTTTAGAGTTGAGTTTGAATGTGAATTCCTTGGATCTGTTGATACACTAATTTCTGCATCTAAGCTTAGATTGATGGTATATGAGGATCCTGTAGTTTCTAATGCAGGATTGGATGTGTATCAACATTCCATAGAAGATAGACAATACATGATTACGGTGGATGTGTCAAGAGGTCTATCAAATGATTACAGTGCATTTACTGTTATTGATATTACAGATATACCTTATCGTGTTGTAGCAAAATATAAGAACAATGAAATTAAACCAATTTTATTTCCAAGCATAATTCATAAAACAGCATTAAATTATAATAAAGCATATATTCTTGTAGAAGTAAATGATATTGGTGGGCAAGTGGCGGATATCTTACAATATGAATTGGAGTATGAGAATTTATTGATGTGTTCTATGAGAGGTAGAGCAGGACAAATTGTTGGATCGGGATTTAGTGGTAAGAAAGCAACTTTAGGAGTTCGCATGACAACTGCGGTCAAAAAATATGGTTGCTCAAATTTAAAAGCACTAATTGAAGAGGATAAATTAATCGTAAATGATTACGATGTAATTAGTGAGCTGACTACATTTATCCAAAAAGGTCAAGGATTTGAAGCAGAAGATGGTTGTAATGACGATTTAGCAATGTGTTTAGTTATCTTTTCTTGGTTGGCAACTCAACCATACTTTAAAGAGATGACCAGTAATGATGTTCGTCAAAGAATTTATGAGGAGCAAAGAGAAGCAATTGAAGCTGACATGTCTCCATTTGGATTTATTGATGATGGATTAACCGATCAACAAACTTTTGTAGATGATGATGGTGAAATTTGGCATGTAGATGAATATGGAGATAGAGCATTTATGTGGGAATATCAGTAATGGATTTATTCAGTCAAATAAATTTAGAACATCTTTTATTTGTTGACCGTCAATGTAGAATTTGTGGTCAAACAAAAAACTTATTAGAAGATTTTTATTTGACTAGAAAAGACAGAGGATCATATCCATCAGCATATTCATATGAGTGCAAAAAATGTACTATTAAAAGAATAACTGTAAGTAGAATCACCACTGCAGTATTTGATAAGTGGGAATATCCTGACTGGTAATATGTTCACGCACTGTTTCCCCATTTGAAATAAATCAATTTATAAATATTACTAGAAACTCAAATGGAAATTTTCTAGGAGTATAAACATGGCAGCATCTCAATCTTCACCAGGAATTGTTATTCAGGAGAGGGACTTTACTACGGTAACTAATGTCTCAACTCCTAGTGTTGGAGTTATTGCTGGACCTTTTGAAAGAGGTCCAATTAACGAAGTAGTAACAATCACATCTGAAAAAAATCTTTTGGCAACTTTTGGTAAACCAAACAATTTTAATTATGGATATTGGTTCGTAGCAGCTCAGTTTCTCAACTATGGAGGAACACTAAAAGTTATCAGAACAAATAATACACTTTATAAAACTGCTGCAAACTATAGTAACACTTCATATACTTCAATTCAAAATTTCCAATACTATGAGACAAACGTTGAAACTTCTAACTCAAATAATTTCAACTTTGCTGCTAGAACTCCTGGTGTTTGGGGTAACAGTTTAAGAGTATATGCAACTGATGCAGGTCCTGATCAAGTATTACTTCTTTCAACACCAACAGGTCAAGGTGCTGTTGAGTGGGATTTTGGAGCATCTCCAAGTGGAGATTTAGTTGGAGTTGGATCTGGAGCACAAGGAAAAGTATACAACTATTCCATCGTTTTAGATTTAAATCCTGTTACCGTAACCGCACCACTTACTCCAGGAGCGGCAACTATTGGAGCATTGACTGTCAACATTGTTGCATATGATCCTATCTCAAAGAGATTAGAAATTACTAGACCATCTGGAAGCGCAATTTCTGGAGTTATTGGTGCAACTGGAACAATTACACAAGGATCTATTACTGCTAACTATACTGCAGTTAGAAGAAGACTTACTGTACATGTTCTACCAACATCACCAACAGAATTCGCTGCTGCAGACACTATTCTAGATGCTTCATCCACAGTTGTAACAATCTCTTCTGTTGATCGTGAATATGATACCAGAGAAGTAGTTCCAGGTCTTAAGTGGATCAGTCTTGCAGGTCGCCCTGGTACTTCACAGTTTGCAGCTGCAAAAGGTGGACGTAATGATGAACTTCATGTAGTAGTTCTTGATGGTGATGGAAAAATTACAGGTACACCAAATACACTCTTAGAAAAGTGGACTTATGTATCCAAAGCTTCTGATTCTAAATCAACTCAAGGTGAAAATAATTACTACAAAGATGTATTAAAAAATAATTCAAAATATATCTATTGGGGTAAGCATCTAACTTCTTCTGATTTATTTGATGTAGATGCAGACTCTGGTGCATGGGGTCAGAGTGCAGTTAACGTTAAATTTGATTTAATTAAAGCGGCAGCGGCATATAAAGTTGAACCAGAATCAGCAAATTCTTCATTGGTCATTAATACCTTAAGAGGTCCTTCTATTAAATTTACTTTAGGAAATGGTGCTGAACCAGCACAAGCAAGTGAATTAACAAATCAAAACTTTGCAGATGCTTACAATTTAGTTGCTGATCCTGAAGTTTGGCAGATTGATTACTTATTGATGGGTCCAAGTGCAGCTGATCTTCCAGCAACACTTGCTAAAGCAAATATGATTATTGATATTGTTAATACAAGAAAAGATTGTATGGCGTTCATTTCTCCATTCTCGGGAGATGTACTTGGTAAAGTTGATGGTGAAATGATCACTAGAGATATGATCAAATTCTTCGATCAATTGCCAAGCAATTCTTATGTAGTATTTGATACTGGTTATAAGTACATCTACGATAAGTATAATGATACTTACAGATATATTGCTTGCAATGGAGATGTAGCTGGTCTTTGTGTACAGACTACCGAAACAGCCGATGCTTGGTTCTCACCTGCAGGTTTCCAAAGAGGTGGTCTAAGGAATGCAATCAAACTTGCATATTCACCAAACAAAGAACAAAGAGATAGATTGTACTCTTCAAGAGTTAATCCAATCGTTGCTTTCCCAGGTCAAGGTATCGTCCTATTTGGTGATAAAACTGCGCTCGGTTATCAGTCAGCATTTGACAGAATTAACGTTCGCCGTCTATTCCTAATTCTAGAAAGAACTATTGGGGCAGCTGCTAAGCAACAACTATTCCAACAAAATGATGCAACAACTCGTTCGACCTTTAGAAATATTGTTGAACCTTATCTTCGTGATGTTCAAGGTAGAAGAGGTGTTTATGACTTCCTAGTTAAGTGCGATGATGAAAATAATCCTCCTGATGCAGTTGATAGAGGAGAGTTCTATGCTGAAATTTATGTCAAGCCAACAAGAACAATCAACTACATTACCCTAACATTCATTGCAACCAGAACTGGAATTGCATTTGAAGAAGTTGCTTCGTAATTAACCAAATAAATTTAACGGGAGACAAAAACCATGGCAAGATCCACAATCGATACCTTTAAGTCTTCAGTCATTACTGACTTTGCAAGACCTAATCTATTCCAAGTAGACATTGATTTTCCAGCAGTTCTTAATGGTGTTGGAGATGATGTTAAAAAACTAGGTGCTTTTCTAGTTAAAGCAGCAAATTTACCAGCATCACAACTTGGTGTTGTAGAGGTTCCTTTTAGAGGACGTACTCTTAAGATTGCAGGCGACAGAACATTTGAAGCATGGACAATTACAGTTTTCAATGATACTAACTTTGTTCTAAGAAATTCATTTGAAGCATGGGTTGAAGCAATCCAAGCAAATAATGAAAACTATTCATCTATTGCTGGGTTGGGTGCTTCATCAGCAACTACTGGTGCAACTGGATCATCAAATGTAAACTCAGGTTACTTCAAAAACATGAGTGTTACTCAACTAGATCGCCAAGGAAATGCAAAAGCAACATATCAGTTTGTAAATGTATTCCCAACAAATGTAAGTGCAATTGATCTAGATTTTGGTAGCAATGATGCTATTGAAGAGTTTACAGTTGAACTTCAAGTTCAATACTGGAATAAAGTTGGTGTACCATCAACAAACAATAATCTTCAGATCTGATGGTATTATAAATAATTCTGAGGAATTAGGTTTATTATAGTATGTCAAATTTGTTTGGTTACTCTATTGAAAGAGCAAAGAAGGTTCCTAAGGGACCTTCTTTCGTTCAAAAGGACAATCAAGACGGAGCAACTCCTATCGTTGCTGGCGGTTACTTTGGTCAGTATGTAGATATTGATGGAACTGTCAAAAACGAATGGGAGTTGATTACTCGTTATAGAGACATGGCTGTTCAACCTGAAGTTGATGAAGCAGTAGATGATATTGTAAACGAAAGTATTTGCGGTGGGTTAGATGATGTTCCTGTCAGTATTGAATTATCTAATTTAAACGCATCGGATAAAATTAAAAAATTAATTAGAGAAGAATTCCAACATGTATTAGAATTGTTGGATTTTGAAAATAGAGCATATGACCTTTTCCGTCGTTGGTATATTGATGGAAGATTATTTTTCCATAAAGTAATTGATCCATCTAAACCTGGAGAAGGAATTATTGAACTTCGCTATATTGATCCAAGAAAGATTAGAAAAGTTATAGAAATTGATAACAAACCAAATATTCCTACGGTTGATCCATCAGAAGTTTTTACGCAAAAAACTGTAGAATATTATATTTACAATACCAAAGGAGTTAGAGGTTCAGATAGCAGTGGAATTAAGATTGCTCCTGATGCAATTTGCTATGTACCATCTGGTATTTTGGAACTCAACAAAAACATGGTTATCAGTCATTTGCATAAGGCAATCAAATCTGTTAACCAACTTCGCATGATTGAAGATAGTCTTGTTATCTATAGATTATCTCGTGCTCCAGAACGTAGAATTTTCTACATCGATGTAGGTAATCTTCCAAAGGTAAAGGCAGAGCAATACCTCCGCGATGTAATGTCTCGTTACAGAAATAAACTTGTGTATGATGCATCAACTGGAGAAATTCGTGATGATCGTAAGTTCATGAGTATGCTTGAAGATTTCTGGTTACCTCGCCGCGAAGGTGGTAGAGGAACTGAGATCACTACACTTCCTGGTGGTCAAAATCTTGGAGAACTAGAGGATATTAAATATTTCCAAAGAAAATTATATAAGTCTCTCAACGTTCCAGATTCTAGATTAGAAAGTGAACAAACTTTTAATATTGGTAGATCAGCAGAAATTAGCAGAGATGAAATTAAATTTCAAAAATTTATTAACCGTTTGCGTAAAAAATTCTCTGAATTATTCCATGATATTTTAAAAACTCAACTATTACTCAAAGGAATTATTTCTCTTGAAGATTGGGAAGCAATTAAAAACCATATTCAATATGATTTCATTGCAGATAACTATTTCAATGAATTAAAAGAAAGCGAAATTATGAATGATCGTTTAGCACTTCTTGGTGCTATGGATCCTTATGTTGGTAGATATTTCTCAATGGAATATATTAAGAGACAAGTATTGAGACAAACCGATACTGAAATTGAAGAAATTCAAGGTCAGATTGAAACTGAAATTGCTGATGGGAAAATCATGGATCCAATGGCAATGGATGCAGGTATGGGAATGCCTGGAATGGATCCAATGGCAATGGGCGCACAAGATCCAAATGCTATGGCACAAGCAGCACCACCAGCAGAACCTGCTCAACCATCTTCTGCAGAATTGAAAAAAGCAGAATTCTAAATAGTATTATTAAAAAGGAGTTTTTATGACCAGTCAAATTGCATTTGATATTGTAGATAAAATTTTTGCTGATGTAAGCAATTCTGATATTGTTGATGATATTAAAGTGGGATTTCAACAACATGCAGTTGATTTGATTGATGCAAGAAAAACTGTTGTTGCGAATGAAATTGCAAATCAATTAGCAGGAGAAGGAGAATGAAATTAATTAGCGAACAAATTGAAGAGGTAAAAGTTTTAACCGAAGAAAAGAACGGAAAAAAACATCTATATATTGAAGGCGTCTTCTTACAAGGAAATCTTGCTAATCGTAATAGAAGATATTATGATGTAGATATTCTTGATAGAGAAGTTGCTAAATATAATAACACTTTTGTTGAGAACAATAGAGCACTTGGAGAACTCGGTCACCCTGAGGGTCCAACTATTAATTTAGACAGAGTATCTCATAAAATTATTTCTCTCACTAGAGAAGGAAATAATTTTATCGGTAAGGCAAAAATCTTATCAACACCAATGGGCATCATTGCTCAAAATCTTATTGATGAAGGTGTAAAACTCGGTGTTTCTTCGAGAGGCATGGGTTCACTAACTGAAAAAAATGGTATCAATTATGTTGGTGAAGATTTTATGCTTGCCACTGCTGCTGACATTGTAGCAGATCCTTCCGCACCTGACGCATTTGTGAATGGAATTATGGAAGGGAAAGAGTGGATTTGGGATAACGGTCTTATTAAAGAAGTTACTGTTAACAAAATTAAAAAATATTTGGACGAATCTACTCGTCATAATATTGAACAAAGACAATTAAATGCATTTGAAATGTATTTGAAAACTCTTTGAATATAAATAAATATAGAAATTTGAAAAGTTAGGACAAGGAGACTTCCATAATGTCAACACAAATTGAACACGATCTATCAGAAGAACAGGTTGTTACCAGAGGTGCGAAACCTGCTGAAAAATCTGGATTAAGCAACGAAGCTGAAGTTATTGGCGGACCAGACGTTAAGACTACCAAGCCAACTGATAAAGAAAGCACTGGTAAAAAAGTTGCTGCTAAAGTGAGCAAAGCATCCGCTCCTACTACTCATCCTTCTGCAGCATCTGGTAAAGTTGCTGAAGAAACTGAAGGAGATGAAGAAGAAGTTCTTGCTGAAGTAGAAGGTGAAGAAGTTGAAGCTGATGAAGCAGAAGAAACTGTTGAAGAAGCATTCAAAGTTGACGTTGAGGAAGATGTCAATGCTTTAGTTTTTGGTGAAGATCTTTCAGAAGATTTTAAAGAAAAAGCAAAAACGATCTTTGAAGCAGCTCTAACTTCAAAATTATCTGAGCAATATTCAATCATGGAAGCTGCATTTGCAGAAGTTCTTGAAGAGGAAGTTGCTACAATTAAAACAGAATTAGCAGAAAAGGTTGATGGTTATCTCTCATATGTTGCTACCAACTGGTTAGATGAAAATAAACTAGCAGTTGATAGTGGCATTAAAGCAGAAATTGGAGAGAGCATCATCCAAGGTCTAAGAAATCTTTTCCAAGAGCATAATATTGATGTCTCTGAAGAAAAGGTTGATCTTCTAGGTGACGCTGAAACTAGAGTTGAAGCACTAGAAGAGAAACTAAATGAGCAAATTAGTATTAATGTTGAGCTCAACAAACAGTTGGGCAGTTTTGTCAAGAATGGGATTGTGAATGAGATTTCTATGGGTCTTTCTGAGATCCAGAAGGAGAAGCTAGCAGGTCTAGCTGAAGCAGTAGAGTTTCATAACGAAAGTGATTTCCGTACAAAGGTTGAAACTCTCAAGGAAGCATATTTTGCTAAATCAGCTTCCGCAACTCAGGTTGAAGATACTTTAACCGAAAATGTTCAACTAACTGGAAGCATGGACACTTATGTTCGTGCAATCAGTCGTTGGTCAAAGTGAATTACATTAATTCATAAATAATTAAGCCAAAGTTAATTTTTCCAAAAAAGGAGTATAAGCAAATGTTCATGTCAGAGCATCTGCAGGAAAAGTGGGCACCTATTCTTGAGCATAACGATCTTGATCCAATCAAAGATTCTTACAAGAAGGCTGTCACTTCAGTCCTGCTAGAAAACCAAGAGCAATTCCTTCGCCAAGAGCGTGGAATGCTTGCAGAAGCATCACCTACTAACAACACTGGTTCAGGTGCATCATTCGCTGGATTTAGCAGCGGTGCAACTTCAACTGGTCCTGTTGCAGGTTTCGATCCAGTTCTAATCAGCCTAATTCGTCGTTCGATGCCTAAGCTTATTGCTTATGACATCTGCGGTGTTCAGCCAATGACTGGTCCTACTGGTCTAATTTTCGCAATGCGTTCGTCTTACGGTACTAACCGTGACTTCAACGCAGGTGCAACCGAAGCTCTATTCAACGAAGCAGATTCAGACTTCTCGGGTAGAGATGCAGCTGGAACCTCAGGTTTCGGTTCTTCAACCGCTCACAGTGGCACCAACCCTTCAGTTCTTAACGATGCAACCCCTGGTACTTATACCCGTGGTACTGGCATGAGAACTGATGAATCAGAGACCCTAGGTACTGGTTCAAATGCTTTCGCAGAAATGGGCTTCTCGATCGAGAAAGTTACCGTTACTGCAAAGTCACGCGCACTCAAGGCTGAGTACTCGCTAGAACTCGCACAAGACCTCAAGGCAATCCATGGTCTTGATGCTGAGACTGAACTAGCAAACATTCTCTCAACCGAAGTTCTCGCTGAAATCAACCGCGAAGTAGTTCGTACTATCTACACCATCGCTAAGCCTGGTGCTCAGAACAACACTGCTAACGCTGGTATCTTCGACCTCGACGTTGATAGCAACGGTCGTTGGTCAGTTGAGAAGTTCAAGGGTCTACTCTTCCAGATCGAGCGTGATGCTAACGCAATCGGTCAACAGACCCGTCGTGGCAAGGGTAACTTCATCATCTGCTCTGCAGACGTTGCAAGTGCTCTAGCAATGGCAGGAGTTCTCGATTACAACTCACCTCTCAATGGCAAGACCAACGAGATCCCCGATGATACCTCAAGCACCCTTGCAGGTACTATCAACGGTCGCATCAAAGTTTATGTCGATCCTTATTCGGCAAACGTTGCTGCTAACCACTTCTATGTTATGGGTTATAAGGGCACCTCACCTTATGATGCAGGTCTCTTCTATTGCCCATATGTTCCTCTCCAGATGGTTCGTGCCGTTGGTCAGGACACCTTCCAGCCTAAGATTGGCTTCAAGACCCGTTATGGTCTAGTTGCTAACCCATTTGCTGAGGGTCTAACTCAAGGTAACGGTGCTCTCACCGCTAACGCAAACGTATACTACAGACGTGTACAAGTTAAGAACCTAATGTGATCCATTCACAAGGTTACTCAGAGGGTCTTCGGACCCTCTTTTTTTATGGATAAATAATACAAAGGAATATTAGTTCAATGGCATCAGATTGGTATTCAAAACAAATTACAAATAGAAACTTTCTATCACCAATTGGTTTTAAGTTTTTACTCGATCGTGCGCCAAAAACAATATTCTTTTGTCAAGAGGCAAATATTCCGAGTATCAGTTTAGGAACTGTAGATGTTCCAACTCCATTTAAAGCATATCCTATTGATGGAAACATTACATATGGTACTTTAGAATTATCATTTTTGGTTGATGAAGATCTACAAAATTATCTAGAAATACATAACTGGATCAGAGCATTAGGTGTTCCTGACAATTTTGAAGAGAGAAGACAATTTATACAAGACAATACAAATTCAAGAGAGTTGAGAAAAAAAGTTCAATTTAGTGATGGGACACTTCAAGTATTAAACAATAATTTAAATGCAAATTTTGATGTAGTATATAAAGATTTATTTCCTACAGAACTATCAACTTTGAATTTTAATGTTGCCGCAGATGATGTTCAATTCTTTACTGCACAAGTAACATTTGCTTATACTGTTTATGAAATTAGAACTTTGAGGGGGCAGAGAAGAGAAGAATAATATGTTATAATTAATTTACATGTGAGGTTTTGTAATGACTTTAGAAGAAATTCAAAAAATGTGGGCAGAAGACTCTGTTATTGATGATGATCTTCTTTGTGTGGAGAGCACCAGAATTCCACAACTACATCAAAAATACATGGTTATATTTAATGAGTTCTCTCTAATAAAAAAAGAGAACGAATTTAAGTATAAAATTTTGCTGCGTGATAAATGGAGGTATTATAAGGGAAAGGCACCAAAAGAAATGTATAAGGAGTTGCCTTTTGATTTAAAACTAACAACAAAAGAAGAGATCACTTTATTTTTGGAGGCAGATGATGACCTTCAAAAACTAGGTTTAAAAATAGAATACATAAATCAGATACTGTCTTATCTTGATAACATTCTAAAGATGGTATCAAATAGAACGTATCAAATCAAAAATGCTATTGAATGGCAAAGATTTAAAGGTGGATTTTAATGAGTGATCTTATCATCAAGAAAAAGAACGAAGTCTATTTAAAAATACAAACAGAACCTCACATCAATGTAGAACTTGCAGAATACTTTACCTTTGAAGTTCCTGCAGCAAAATTTATGCCACAATACAGAAACAAACTGTGGGACGGCAAAATTAGATTATATTCTCCAGGAACAGGAGAATTATATTGTGGTTTAATAGAATACTTGGAAGAATGGTGTGATATTAAAGGTTATTCTCTTGAATATGAAACTTGCAAATTTCATGGTCACCCAAAAGAAGAAAATGAATTGATTAGTCCTGAGGGAATAGTTTCCTTCATAAAATCTTTGCACTTACCACACAAAGTAAGAGACTATCAGTATATGGCAATTTATGAAGCATTGAGATTTAATAGGAGACTTTTATTATCTCCAACTGCTTCTGGAAAATCTTTGATGATTTATTCTTTAGTTAGATATCATGTTAATGCTGATAGAAATGTTTTAATTATTGTTCCGACAACTTCTTTAGTAGAGCAACTTTATAAAGACTTTGAAGATTATGGATGGAGAGCAGAAGATTATTGTTATAAAATTTATGCAGGTAGAGACAAATATCATATCGATCAACCTGTAGTAATTACAACTTGGCAATCAATCTACAAAGAAAATAAAGCATGGTTTGATAGGTTTGATGCTGTTATTGGAGATGAAGCACATTTATTTAAAGCAAAATCTTTGACAGGCATTTTAACTAAAATGCACCAGTGCAAATATAGAGTTGGATTTACAGGAACTCTTGATGGTAGCAATACTAATCAATTAGTTCTTGAAGGTTTGTTTGGTAAATGCAATAAAGTTACAAACACAAATCATCTTATCAATGAAGGTCACCTATCTCGTTTGAAAATTAAAGTTTTATTGTTGAAACACAAATTTAAAAAATTTGAAAGTTATCAAAATGAAATGGAGTATATTGTCACCCATGAAGGTCGGAATAAATTTATTCGTAACTTATGTCGAGATCTGCAAGGAAATACTCTTGTACTCTTCAACTATGTCGAAAAACATGGAGACCCTCTTTATGAACTTATAAATACTAGTGTTGACGATCAGAGAAAAGTCTTTCTTGTTCATGGTGGAATAGAAACTGAAGAACGTGAAAGAATTAGAGCTATAACTGAAAAGGAAAACAATGCTATCATCGTTGCTTCTTACGGGACTTTTTCTACTGGTATTAACATCCGAAATTTACATAATGTTATCTTTGCTTCCCCTAGTAAATCAAGAGTCAGAAACCTCCAATCAATCGGAAGAGTTCTGAGAAAAGGAGAGAATAAAAATCAAGCAGTTTTATATGATATCTCTGATGATATTTCTAAAGACAATTTCAAAAATTACACCTTAAATCATTTGTTTGAAAGAATTAAAATTTATAATGAAGAAAATTTTGACTACGAAATTCTAGAAATTAAGATCAAAGACTAGTATGATTAACTACATTCGACACGAAGAAGAATTTGAAGCAGTAATTAAACTCACGTCAGGAGATGAAATTATTGCTGAATGTCTTTTGTCGCAAGAAGGAGAACAATCTGTATTGTATGTTTCAAATCCTTGCTCTGTCGAAGTTATCACACGAGTTGGAGAAAATGGGCAAAAGGTTCAAGGTGTTGGAGTTTCGAAATGGATGAGATTTTCTGAAGAAGAATTTTATATTATTCAAGAAAAAGATATTTTATCAATTGCTCCAACATCTAAAGAAGCTTCTGCCATTTATCATATGTTTCTAAGAAGCGAAGAAACGGATGAAGAAGATAAAGTAGATAATAAAGTTGAACCTGACGCAGCGATGGGATATATTAACTCAGTTGCTGCAGAAAGAGAAAGATTAGAGAGATTATTTAAGAAGCTTTGAATCTCTAAGTATTTCATCCTTTACAAGAATGATTGTACATATAATTTGAATGTTTGTCAAGCTCCCATCGTTTTGTGTTTGGGACTTGACAAATTTTTATTTTGCGGTATACTAGTAAACAAAGATAATCCAAAGCAATGAACGAAAAGAAAAAACAACATTATATTAATAATCAAGATTTTCTTGAGGCTATCATTGTCTATAGGAATAAAGTTGCTATTGCAAAAGAAAAAGGATTAACAAAACCAAGAGTATCAAACTATCTCGGTGAGTGTTTTCTTAAGATTGCAACTCATCTATCGTATCGACCAAACTTTATTAATTACATGTATAAAGATGATATGGTATGTGATGGGATTGAAAATTGTATTCAGTACATTGATAATTTTGATCCTGAAAAATCTAAAAATCCATTTGCATATTTTACTCAGATTGTTTACTATGCCTTCCTAAGAAGGATTGCAAAAGAAAAACGTCAGATGGATATCAAGGAAAAATTAATTGAAAAGACAGGTTTTGAACAAATATTTACAGGTGATGTGGAAAATTATGCAAATTATTCACAAATAAAATCTAAAGTTGAAACTAGCAGTAGGTACGGTTAATGAGTAAAGTCTTTGTTATTACTGATCAACATTTTGGAGTGAGAAATGATTCGCAAACTTATGTAGAGTATTATAAAAAATTTTATACTGAAATTGCATTACCCTTTATTAAAGCCTCAAAAATTAAACATGTACTTTGCTTGGGTGATACATTTGACCGCCGTAAATCTGTAAACTTCAATTCTTTGGATGCGGCAAAAGAAATGTGGTTCAATCCTTTGCAAGATATGGGTGTCTCGATGACCATGCTGGTAGGAAACCATGACATCTACTATAAAAACACTCTTAGAATTAATGCCCCATCTCTCCTCCTGGGAGAGTATGGCAACATTCAGATTATGGATGGCCCTGGTGAATTCCTTCTTGGTTCTTTGCCTGTACTTGGCATCCCTTGGATATGTGATGACAATCGATCCAGAGTTTACGAACTTTTGGAAAAATCTAACGCATCTCTCTGTGTGGGCCATCTTGAGTTTAATGGTTTTGAGACTGTGCCTGGAATTGTAATGGATCATGGGATATCCACAGATCCATTTAGGAAATTTGATAAGGTTCTTTCAGGTCATTTTCATAGTAAATCAAATAAGGGTAATGTGTATTATCTTGGCAACCCTTACGAACTTTATTGGAATGATTATCAATCCAAAAGGGGATTTCATGTTTTGGATACTGATGATTTGAGTTTAAAATTTTATAGAAATCCTTTTACGATGTTTGAGAAGATTTATTATAATGATATTAAAAATTGTTACACATCAGAAATAGATTTTTCACATCTAGAAAACAGATATGTTAAAGTTTTTGTTGAAAGTAAAAATGATCAATTAATTTTTGATCGGTATATCAATATGGTATATAATTCAAATCCAGCAGAAGTTAAAATTATTGAAGATCTTTCTGTCGAATTTGAAGGAAGTGAAGAAGATTTTCAGACCGAAGATACAATCACTCTATTGGAAAATTACATAGATAATTTTGAATATTCTGTTGATAGAGATCTTGTTAAGACTGCAATAAAAAGTCTTTACACTGAAGCATTGGAGGTCTAATGTATATTCTTACTTCTAAAAAATCTGGAGGAGTTTATGCGATCGAAAATAAAGATCGCATCAAAACTGTTCAAATGTTTGTTGACAAAGATGACGCAGTAAGATATCATGGATTGCTATTAGCAGATGACTATCGTGAACCTCTAGAAGTTACCGAAGTAGATGAAAATGCTGTTATTGACAATTGCAATATATTTGGTTACAAATATTGCATTATTGAACCTAATGATTTTGTAGTGCCACCCCGATGATTATTTTTGAAAAGATTAGATGGAAAAATTTCCTTTCAACTGGAAATCAATTCACTGAAATTGAACTTAATACAAATTCTTCAACTCTAATTCAAGGTTCAAATGGTGCAGGTAAAAGCACTATCCTTGATGCAATTTGTTTTGGGTTGTTTAATAAACCATTTCGTAAAATTAATAAACCCCAACTTGTAAATTCAATTAATGAAAAAGATTGCATAGTTGAAATTGAGTTTGGTATTGGAACACTAAAATGGAAAGTTGTTAGAGGTATTAAACCAGCAAAATTTAATATCTATAAAGATGGTGTCCTTTTGGATCAAGATGCAGCAACACTTGATCAACAAAAATGGTTAGAGCAGAATGTTCTGAAAATGAACTTTAAGAGTTTTACTCAAGTTGTAATTCTTGGATCTTCTACTTTTGTACCTTTCATGCAACTAACTCCTGCATATCGTCGGGAAGTTATTGAAGATATTCTGGATATTCAAATCTTTTCTACAATGAATATTCTTTTAAAAGAACGTCTTCGTTTGACCCAGGAACAACAAAGAGATTGTACCTATGAACTCAAGTCTGCAGAAGAGAAGGTTAAGATGCAGGAAGAGTACATTCGCAATTCGCAAACAGCGAATGGGGATGTAATTCTCACTAAAGAGAAAGAGATTGCTAAGATTGAAGAGGAAATCTTTGATCTTCAAAAGCAAATCAATATGCTTGAAGCAGAAAGTCTTGACATTGATGCTCATACATCAGAGATCGATGATCTAAAGAAACAGATTAAGAAAATTAATGAACTGCATTTTAAAATCACTCACAATAAAAACGATGCAGAAAAAAATCTAGACTTTTTTCATGATAATGATACATGTCCAACGTGTACTCAAACTATCGAAAAAGAATTCAAAGATCGGAAAATTTCCGATCTTCGTGGTAAAACTCTACAATACATTGATGCTCTCGGCAAGATGAGTCAGCAGATTGAAGATCTTGATGGTAAATTTACCATTCTTCAAGAACGTAGAGATGTTATGAAGTCAAACGCATCAAAGGTTTTTCATCTTTCTAACATTATCAATAGAAATGAAAATTCAATTTCTAGTTTGAAAGAGGAAATCAATCGTCTTTCTGCATCTCCTGATATTGCTAAGATGCAAGGTAAATTGGAAGTTTATCAAGAAGAATACTTTCAAACTGAAAAACGTTGTTCTGAAGTTTCCAGACAAAAAAATATCTATGAAGTTATTTCTAACCTATTAAAAGATAGTGGAATTAAGTCGCAGATTATTAAAAAATATGTTCCAATCTTTAATAAATTAATCAATAAATATTTGGCAAGCATGGACTTCTATGCCAACTTTACTCTTGATGAAGAGTTTAATGAAATAATTAAATCTCGTTATAGGGATGCTTTTAGTTATTCTTCTTTTTCTGAGGGTGAAAAACAAAAGATTGACCTATCAATTCTATTCTGTTGGAGAGAGATTGCTAGAATGAAGAATAGTGTTTCTACTAATCTTCTTATATTAGATGAAGTTTTTGATAGTTCTTTGGACACCAATGGTACTGAAGATCTACTTAAAATTCTTAAAAATTTAGACAGTTCTACTAATGTATTTGTTATTTCTCATAAAGGAGAAATTCTAACAGATAGATTTGTAAACAACATTAAATTTGATAAGGTTCAAGATTTTAGTAAAATTGTTGATGAAACTTTGAAATCTTGACAAAACTAAATACCTAGTGTATTCTAGGTTTCTTGGGGAATTAGCTCAGTTGGTAGAGCGCCTGCTTTGCAAGCAGGATGTCAGCGGTTCGAGTCCGCTATTCTCCATTGATAAGTAATTTTTATCGGTCAACCCCTTGACCCATGGATCCTGATACTCTATATTAGGTACATACCAAACGAGGACCGTATGACCGTCAACACCGAAGTTAAAGGAACCCTTGCCAAACTGCTTGCCACTGAGAACCTGAATGTGGAGCATCGCAATGTGGAGACTGCATATTTCGACGTGCTGAACCGTATCCTTTGCCTGCCGATCTGGAAGGACGTTTCTGCGGACGTATACGACATGCTGGTGGGGCATGAAGTCGGTCATGCCCTCTATACCCCTATAGACTATACCTCTGCTACTCAGGCGGTCCCACAGGACATTCTGAACGTGCTGGAGGATGTTCGGGTTGAAAAACTCATGAAGCGACGTTATCCTGGTCTGGCAAAATCTTTTTACCGTGGATATTCTGAACTGGATGAGAAGAACTTTTTTGAGATCCAAGGTAAAGATCTTAGCAAGTTGTCTCTGATCGATCGCATCAACGTTCATTTTAAATGTGGTGTGTTTGGTAATCGCACCATCGTTCCTTTTGAACGTGAAGAAATGCAGTGGATTAATCGTACTGCTGAGACTGAAACTTTTGATGATGTTGTCGATCTTGGAATGGATCTGATGGATTATCTCAATCGAAAGAAAGAAGAAAAGATGAAAGTTGATATGCCTAATCCTCCCCAGTCTTCTGCTGGTGGTGGAGATCAAGTTGAGCAACAACAATCTGGTCCTTCTAATAGTGAAGTTGAGGGTTCTGGTTCACAGGTAGAAACTACTCAAGAAGGGGGTGATTCTACTCCAGAAATGGGTGGTTCCAATAATGGTGCTGGTAAGAACGAAACCGTTGATGAATTCACTTCTGAAACTCAACGCGCTATGGATGATAATCGACAGGATCTTGTGGACAAGAATGCTAAAGAATATATCTATGCATCTATTCCAACTGTTAATTTGGACAAGATGATTGTGCCTTTCAAAAAAACTTATAGTGATTTTGAATATTGGACAAACAATCAAAAGATTGTGAATCCAGATCCATATTCACGGTCTGTAGAGAACTATCGTACTTATAAAAAAGAGAGTATCAAGACTGTTAATTATCTTGCAAAAGAGTTTGAGTGCAAGAAAGCTGCTGATCAATATCATCGTGCTAACACTTCCAACACTGGAGTTCTTGATACGCAGAAACTTCATACCTTCAAGTGGAATGAGGATCTCTTTAAGAAAGTTACTACTATTCCTGATGGTAAAAACCATGGTCTAGTGTTCTATCTTGATTGGTCTGGTTCTATGTCTAATACTATGGTTCCTACCATTAAGCAACTGTATGATTTGATCTGGTTCTGTAAGAAGGTTGGCATTCCTTTCCGTGTCTATGCGTTCTCCGATTCATGTCATAATGATCATCTTTTCCCTGGTATTCCTGCCAAACTTAAACTAAATGATGTACATATTGACAAGTCGTTTCGTTTGCTTGAGTTCTTTTCTTCCAAGATGAATTCTCAAACTCTTGATAAGATGATGGAATATATGTACTATAACTGTGATAGTTTTTATAATTCTAACGGTTCTTATAATATTGATTATTCTCTATCTGGCACTCCTTTGGTAGAAACCATTATTACAACTCCTCAGGTTATTAATAAATTTAAAAGTGAAGAGAAAGTTCAGAAAGTGAATGTTGTTTATCTTTCTGATGGTGAAGCTTGCTACCCGATGTATAACAAATACATCGCTGCTATGACCAAAATTCATTCTCAACCGATGTATGGTGATCGTGTTTGCGTGGTCCGTGATCCTAATTCTCGTTATCAACGACAAGTTAATTTTGAAAAAGGTATCACCAATGCTTTTGTAGAATATATTTCTAATATCGTTGATGCTAATCTTCTAGGTTTCCGTCTTTGCAGTAAATCTGAAATTCGTTTGCAGGCAAGTTGTGCTGGAATGGATTTTATGGATGCTGCAAATCTTAATAAAGAGTGGGAGAAGAATAAGTCAGTTGCAATTAAAGGTACTGGATTTGATGAACTTTATCTGATGCAACTTCCTAAGAGTAACTATAATCCTTATCGTTATTGGAATCCTAAACAGGAAGAAAATACTAATGAAATTCAAGTAAAAGAAAATGCAACTAAGGGACAACTTGCCACCGCATTTAAAAAACATATGACTGGCAAGATGATCAATAAGACAATCTTATCGAAGTTCGTGGGTCAGGTGGCTTGACCCCTGACCGCCGATGCCCTATACTACTAAGGTAATCGACGGGAGCAACCCCTTCATCATGACCAAAACTGTGGAAATCTCTGAACTGCAACAACGATTTGGCAATACCGTCACTGCCCCTCAACTACAGGAATATGCTGCTGAGATGGGCACTACCTATCAAACTCTTAGTAAGAAACTTGCTAATTATAAAACTGGACGCGGAGTATGGACCTTGGAAGTAGAGAAACTGGAAGAAAATTTTGCATCTCCTGCTGTTGATCCCGTTCGGGAAATTAAGTCCTATGTTCCTGCTAAGGATGCTAGTTTTGTCCCGTTCGGGAACTTTGCTGATCTGAAGAAGATTATTCAATCTAAGCAGTTCTATCCTATCTTTATTACTGGTCTGTCTGGTAACGGTAAGACTTTTGGTGTGGAGCAAGCATGTGCTCAACTGAAGCGTGAACTGATCCGTGTCAACATCACAATTGAGACTGATGAGGATGATCTGATCGGCGGGTTCCGTCTAGTGAATGGTGAGACTGTCTGGCATAATGGTCCTGTGATTGAGGCAATGCAACGGGGCGCCGTTCTGCTGCTTGATGAAGTTGATCTTGCTTCTAATAAGATCCTGTGTCTGCAGTCCATTTTGGAGGGTTCTGGTCTTTATCTGAAGAAAACTGGCAAGTATGTTATTCCTGCTGACGGTTTTAGTGTGGTTGCTACTGCTAACACCAAGGGCAAAGGTTCTGATGATGGTCGCTTCATCGGCACCAACGTTCTGAACGAAGCATTCCTTGAGCGTTTCCCGATCACGTTTGAGCAAGACTATCCTGCAGAAAAGACTGAGGTGAAGATTGTTTCTCAGGCACTTGACGGTCAGGATGATGACTTTGCTGAGAAACTGGTGCGCTGGGCACAAGTGATCCGTAAGACCTTCTATGATGGTGGCGTGGATGAAGTAATCAGCACTCGCCGCTTGGTTCACATTGCCAAGGCATACAAGATCTTTGGCAAACGTGATAAGGCAATTGAAGTGTGTGTGAACCGTTTCGATGCTGACACCAAACAATCTTTCTTGGATCTGTATTCTAAGGTGGATGAAAAGGTTGAAACTACGGTTGACGAACAAGCACCTTTCTGATATACTAACGGGGAGGTCGTTCCTCCCCTTTTTACTGGAGATTTATTTATTATGCAATGGAAGTACAATGAGGATAAAATCCTTAAAGATGTTGAAGACTATGTTGTAAGCACTTATGGCAGCCATTATTGTGGGCACGATGATGAATATTCAGATATTCAGACTATTGACCTTATGGCAGCAAAAGGACTAGCAGCAGATTTCTGTCAAGCAAATATCCTGAAATATGGATCTCGTTATGGTGATAAAGATGGTCATAACAAGCGTGATCTGCTCAAAGTTATTCACTATGCTATGCTACTACTTCACTTTGACAAACACTATTCCCGCACTAACAATGGACTTCAGGAGTTTAAATCAGTATGAAATTTGCAGTTTCTAAACAGACAATTAATATTCTTAAAAACTTTGCCAGCATCAACACTTCTATTATCATTAATCCTGGAAAAACTATTTCTACGCTTAGCGTAAATAAAAATATTTTTGCTAAGTGCGATGTTAATGAGCAGTTTGATAAGCAAATTGCAATTTATGATCTACCTCAACTTCTTGGTGGATTGTCTTTGTTTGAACAACCAGAATTTGATACTTCTAATAGTGAAAAATTGGTTGTTATTGATGCAGTATCAAAAGCAAAAAGTCATTTTTACTATGCAGATCCCAGTGTAATTACTTCACCTCCAGATAAAGATCTAGTTCTTCCTAGTAAAGATATTTCCTTTTTGCTTACTAAACAAATGCTGCGTAATATTTTAAATGCAGCAAGAGTGTATCAGGTCACAGATCTTTGTATTAACGGTAACGGAGAAGAAATTAATATTTTGGTTACAGACAAAAAGAATAATACTTCTAATGTATATTCTTATCCTTTGGGAGAAACTACAGAAATTTTCTGTCACTGTTTTAAAGTAGAGAACCTTAGAATCATTCCTGATTATGATTATGAAGTGGTAATTTCTGAAGCAGCAACAGCAGCACAGTTTACTGTTGTATCTGAACCAACTAATCTTCGATATTGGATTGCACTAGAACCAAACGAAGACTGATACATTTATTTTATTATGAGGTTTTGTTATGCGTGAAAAATTCCTTTGGGTAGAAAAATACCGTCCTCAGAGTATTGAGGATTGTATCTTACCTAAAGATACCAAAGAAGTCTTTCAGGGATTTCTAACTAAAGGTGAAATCCCTAACCTCCTGCTTCATGGAACTGCAGGAATTGGAAAAACTACAGTTGCAAAAGCACTGTGCAATGAACTAGGAGTAGATTTATATGTCATCAATGGATCCGACGAGGGTAGATTCCTCGATACTGTCCGAAACAATGCGAAAAACTTCGCTGCGACCCGCTCGCTTACATCAACTGCTAAACACAAAGTCATCCTTATTGATGAGGCAGATAACACAACAAACGACGTACAACTCCTCCTACGTGCGTCTATTGAGGAATTTGCTAACAACTGTCGATTTATCTTCACAGCAAATTACAAAAACAAAATCATTGAACCACTCCATTCCCGATGTTCAGTTATTGACTTCTCCATCAAAGGAAAAGAAAAATCAAATCTTGCTGCTCAGTTCTTTAATCGAGTACGGCAAATCCTCTCTGAAGAAAATGTTGAATATGAAGCACAAGTAGTTGCTGATATTGTTCAAAAATATTTTCCAGATTGGCGTAGAGTTCTAAATGAACTACAAAGATATTCGGCAGCAGGTAGTATTGATGTCGGCATTTTAAATGCAAATTCATCCAATGTTGATGATTTAATGAAAGATCTGAAATCTAAAAAATTTGGTGAAGTTCGCAAATGGGTTAATGCCAATTTGGATAGTGAACCATCGATGATCTTCAGGTCAATTTATGATGGACTGTATAGTAATCTTGAAGGTCCTGCAATTGCCCAGGCAATTCTTTTGATTGCAAAATATCAATATCAAGCAGCATTTGTTGCTGACCAAGAGATTAATACTCTTGCTTGTTTAACTGAAATTATGGTGGAGTGTTTCTAATGAAAAGTCTTAAGACACCTTTACGTTATCCTGGTGGTAAGTCTCGTGCCACAAAATATCTTGTACCGAAATTTCCTAAAGGTATTCTAGAATATCGAGAACCTTTTCTTGGTGGTGGTAGTGTAGCAATTGCATTTACTAAAGAGAACCCAGATGCTGATGTTTGGGTAAGTGATTTATATGAACCTCTTGTAAATTTCTGGCAACAGTTACAAGCAAATGGTGGTCATATGAGAGACATTCTTTCTAATGCTAAGTATGCTCATGATACTCCAGATAAAGCAAGAGAACTTTTTACTCATGCTAAAGTAGGTGTAAATGATCCAACAGTATCTGCTCTTGATCGAGCAGTGTTTTTTTACATTGTAAATAAATGTAGTTTTTCTGGTCTTACTGAAAGTTCTTCTTTTTCAGCACAAGCAAGTGTCAGTAATTTCTCACATGCTGGTATTGAAAAATTGGAATTATATAAAGAGTTAATTAAGAATTGGACTATTACACACATCTCTTATGAACATGTGTTAGTTTATCCTGAAAAAGTTAACAAGTCAGCTTTTATTTTCTTGGATCCTCCATATGATATTAAAGATAATCTTTATGGAAACAAAGGAAATTTGCATAAAGGATTTGATCATAAACTGTTCTGTGATCGTGTGAAGGAGTGTCAGTTAAACTGGATGATCACTTATAATGACAATCCAACTCTTCGTGAATGGTTGAATGGATACCACATGCATTCTTGGGATCTTACTTATACGATGCGTTCAGTAGGAGATTATATGCAAGAACAGAAAGGTCGTTATGAACTTTTGGTGACTAACTATGAAGTATGAATTAAAAGATTATCTTAATTCTATTAATCATCAGAAGAATAATCTTTTAGATGAAACTGATGCTATCAAAGGTTATCCGCCATACATTATTAATCGTTGTTTGTCGGGTACGATTGATACTATCATGTATGCGAATGAAATGAATATCCATCATTTTCTAGATAAAGATATCCAATATATTTTTTTGCTAAATAGTCTGAGACCAAAGAAACGTTTTTCTCCCTGGTTAAAGGCAGATAAACTAAAAGACCTTGAGATTGTCAAGCAATACTATGGTTATAGTAATGAAAAAGCTAAGACTGCTCTCGGTATGTTATCTAAGGATCAACTTGAATATATTAAGTCTAGGCTGAATGTTGGAGGTAAAAAATGACAGAAGAATATTCTGAAGTAAAGTGGAGTGAGACAGATATGGTCGAAATCACTCTTAATGAGCCCGATGATTTTCTTAAGGTTCGAGAGACGCTGACTAGAATTGGTGTCGCATCTAGGAAGGAAAAGAAACTATATCAGTCTTGCCATATTCTGCATAAGAAAGGTAAGTATTATATTGTTCACTTTAAAGAACTATTTTCTCTTGATGGCAAGAACACAAATTTATCTGTGAATGATCTTCAACGTAGAAATAGAATTGCTCAACTTTTGAGTGACTGGGGATTAATCAGTATTGTGAATGCAAGTTCCATCTCAGATATTGCTCCATTAAATCAAATTAAAGTTATCTCTTATAAAGATAAAGATGAGTGGACTTTAGAATCTAAATATAATATTGGTAAGAAGAAAATTTCTTCATGATAAATAGAGGGGACATACCCCTCTAATTTTTTAGAACGATGGAAACTCAGAAAAAGGAAAGATGTATGAGCACAATCGTTAGAATTTCAGTTTTGAGTTGGAGTGCTGCACTACTTACAGCTAGTTATGCTGGTCTATTATCAAAGATGGACCCAACCTTTATTGCTACAGTCTTCACTGCAGCAGCCGCTACTTTCGGTGTTGATACTTTGAAGAAGGACGAGAAGAAGGACGATGCCAAACCAGATTCCGTTCCTGCAACCACTGCAGTCGAACCAACTCCAGTCCCTGCCGAACCAGCAGTCCAACCTGTCTTCGATACCCCCGTTGCAGCAGCAGCGGATACCGAACCCTCAAGGTACGCTGATACAGAGGCTTGATCCTCCTGTAATAGAACAGATGCAAGTCCCTGTTTCTCGGGGACTTGCTTTACCTGTATTTGATAATCCAGATACCTCAATCAAATATCCTGTGATTAATGTACCTACACAGGAAGAATTTGATGCAGCCGTAAAAGCAGAAAGAGAAAAAGAACAACAGCAACAGCAGGATAAGACCAGAGGGTTACCTGATGCTAAACCAGAACTGCCTCCACAGATCCAGGCACTCCAGCAGACCCCTCCAGTGACCAAGGCAGAGATCCCAGCAGAGAACCCTAGCATCACCATCGCAGGGGTCAAGGTGGACCTCCCAGACCCCTCTATGATCGCTACAGCGGGGTCTGTAGCAATCGTTACGACTGCTGCCACGATCGGATCAACGATGGTTTTTAATACTCTTAAGAACGCAGCAGAACCGTTGATTAGAGAAGCAGCAAAGAATAAGTTTAAAATTAAAATCAAACAAGTCAAACCTGTACTGCACTATGTTCTAACTGATAGTGGTAAGGTTGACGTTTTCCAATACTCTTCGGAAGGAACTAAACTCCTCGATACGATTGATAATGTAGAGCAGTATCTCAGAGACCAAGTTGATATTAATCCACTTTACGAAGTAGAGAATAAAATTATTGTGGATGATATTATCTCTGACAAATTTACAAAAGAAGGGCAAAAGAGATTTAAACCTCTGTTTGCCCCTGCGAAAAAGATTGCTAAGAAACTCTCAGCAAGATTATCATTTTAACCAAGAGTGGCAATATAATATTGTGCCTCTTGGAGTTTTCTCTCTTTGAGAATTTGTTTACGGATAATATTTAACCAATTCATTTACCTTCCTCCCAATTCCAGTTGTTGCATGGACGATATGCATGACCACGATATACATTCTGTGGATGGGATGGGGCATGAGTTTCAGAATACCAGTGTTGATATTCTTGCTTAGGGGTGTTAGTGTTGTACTTGCACCCACGGTATGTTGCGATTGACATTAGGGTTCTCCTTAATTTTTAGGCTAAAGAGCGTTCCTTCAGTCAACTTTTGCGTCTATCTTGCACTCTCTAGGTGAGATGAGTTTCAATTCCGAAATTAATTCAAGCTTCGCTTGTTTCGGAATATCTTGCTTATAAACTCTTCCTGCAATCAATTGTGCCTGAAGACAAGTTAGAATGAGTGCTTCCATAGATGAACGTTCCGTTCCGAGTTGGCTTACTTCCGTCCTATTGATAGTGTCTATTACACTCACTAATGACTTCCTCTCGGAGGTCTAATAGCAAAGGATCTTTCTGTTTCCATGAGATAGTATCGTTATTTTTAACGATGTCCATCAATACCCATGCATGATCACAAGTCACTTTAACATACTGAGTAGTGCTTGGATCTGCATGATAGGGAAAGATCAGAAAGGGTATCCATGCCAAAAGCAGAAGTGCTTTAGACATTAGGATGAACGATAGGGGATTAGTATACCCCGTTATCTGTATTTATTCAAGCATCACTGTAAAGTTTGATACCAAATTAATGCTTTCTTAATGTTTGAAGATACTCTAGAACATGCCAACGAATACCCATAAGTTCATTATAACACTTTTGATCATGTGCATCTTGTCTTAATTCATTATCTGGCTTATATACACTTTCAATGAACAGATCAAGACCTCTGTTCCATTTTTCGTTTTGTGCTTCAATGTCCATTAGTCACGTTGCCTCCAATCATTAGGTTTATCTTGAGTGAACCAATCGATCATATCATCAATGTCATTGAAACCACGTTTTCCAAAACGTTCATGACCAGTACCTCCAATATCAAGTTGATTTAAAAAATCGTCTAGGTCTCCTTCCTGCATATTAGGATTTTCTGCTGTTCTTCTTGCCTGTCTGAGCATTGTACCTGCAGTACGATTTACTTTTGCAAGTTTTTCTGCCCAGATCATATCTTCCAAACCTACCTCTTCGTGTCTAACAATTTTTTGGCAAATTGTTTCAAGACGAAGACGATATTGCGTAGATAGCATATATAATCTCCATATGGGATTATTTAGCATCCTATTTTAGGAAGGATATGCATGTGTGAGACCCCACCATATCCATAAACCCATAATACTAAAGTATACTAAAGATGAAACTATAATATCTCTTTTCATGATTAAATTCCACCTTCTTTACAATATTTTTTATTGGAATACAATTTATAATTATCTGTAGGAGGCATATAACCACATCCAATTAACCATTCTTTAGTCATTGGAGTTGGTTCTATTTGTTCCCATAGAGGTTTGACCGATGCCATTTTTAAATACTTTGCAGTTTTTCCTGGTTGCAATTCTGCCCAGTTAGCATCCGTTTCCCAATCTATTCCAGCATTTTGCCCTGCCGCCCCATAAACTAATGAAGTTCTCATTCTGATGACATCTGGTATTTCATTATCTTGATGTACTTGAGCAATGAAAGGATTGTCTACTCCTCCAGCCATTGCATCTTGAACAACATGCCAACCTTCATGTCTTAACGTACTAATAAATTCAATTCTATTTTCTAATAAATCTCTACGAATGATAAAACGATTGTATTTTGGTTTATAAATTCCATTAGTATTAAATGGAAAATATTTTTCATCTGCAATATATACTTCAACATTTAAATTATCTAGTGCAGTAATAATTTCTTTAATTTCATTTAGATGTTCAGATTGTAGGACACCATAATCGTAATTTACTGTTGCACGTTCAACACCAGTAGTACACTCTAATAAAATTACACACCCTAAAGATTCGTAACTATGGTATTTTACTTTAGGTTCCTCAATTCTAATTGTCTCTCCTATAACTGGCATGGAAATAGACAATGCTAAACATGTAGATGCAATTAATTTTCTCATTCGTCATCCTCATAGGTAGATGGTTCTTCAAAGAGTTCATCCATTTTCTGTTGAAAAACTCTTTCTTGCAATTCTTTTAAATCCTCTTCTGTTAAGATGATCATTTGTCCTTGAGTAGTTCCTCTATTCGTTTACGCATATTATCACTATCCTGTTTGAGATAATCTCGAAGAGAATATCCACGTTGCCCCCTTATGATGCATGTTCCTTGATAGAACATGGTGGCAGCAAATACTAGCAAGAAAACAATTCCTATTATTTCAGGGTAATGTTCAGCCATGGTAGAAGTGGAGGAATAACACCAATAAGTCTCAACAGTCCTTCAGCAAATAAAGCAAGGACCACCCAACCAACACACATACTAATAATGGAAGCATTCCGATTGTGTCTGCGTATAGCAGCATCAATCATCTCCTGGCATTCTTTCTGTGTTACCAGACGTTCGGGATGTATTTTTTCCATTCGGTGGCTCATGAATTTTTGCGATACCAATAATCGGTAGTATAATCAAAGCACCACTTAAGATCCCTAAACATACAGTATTTGTTAAGATTTCTACTACCAAATGTCTCATAGATTTTGATCTTTATAATTTTTCAATTTATTAACGAGATGTTGATATTCTTGTTTGGCACTCTTGTCAGTTGTAGTTGCTGATTTCTCAGCACATAAGATGATTAGACGATTGATGTCTTTTTCTGAGAGTACATACATTTGAATATCTCCTTATTCATGTACAATAGTCATAAGAATAATACCGTGTTTTCTAATAACATCCAGATGGGATTTACCCCAAGGAATGTCATACCATTCAACTCTTTTGTTATGCTTAAGAAGCATGACTGATACATATCGCACAGTAGAATTACTTATCTGCCTTATTTATTTTAGTATCTGGTTTTTGTGGATTTGTTACAATAGTTGGTGTTGGATACCTAACAACAACGTCAGAGCAAATTTTTGCATATGGACTGTCTGGATGAAATGTAATTCCAGATTTAATTGCTTCACCACATTTAAGAAGTCTTACTAATTCAAAATCTAAACGTGCTTTATCTGTTTCTGCATTCTGTCTTCTTATTTCTGTTCTTGCTCTTTCCTTACATAATTCTGTTAAACTTCCATCTGTAACGTTTCCTGTAGCAGAAGCACTAGGCCCAGCAATATTAGTATTACTAGGAGCTGTTTGAGCCAGCACAGGCGATACATAAAGACCTACTGCGTAAATACAGATATAGATGTAGTTGTTGATTGAGTTTCTGTGGTGCGATCTATCCATGTTTCTTTTGCCACTCCAGGTCCGAGATAAGTTTCACTGAACTGGAATGGAGCACCTTGTTGCATGATGGTATAATTTGCTCCTTGTTGAGGAGTGCCAGGAATATTAATATTAGTTCCAGTGACAGTATAAGACGTGCCAGTTGTATATTCAACTTGACGAATAGTTTCTACAATTTTTGTAGTTGATTCTGTAGTTGCATTGATAGTGCCTCTTGTAAAATTAGGCACAACACTTTCAGCATATGTAGGAGTACAAATGACTCCCGTTGCCAAAAGCAAAACGGGAGTTAAATGTCTCATTTGAATACGCTCAATTCGATACTACGTTGTGCTGTTCCTGTAGTTCCAGCACCACCAGCAGTTATAGTGGGAACACCAGTAGCAGATAGAGTACCAGCGAGAGAACCTTTGTCTCCTGCTAACTGAGTAACACTATCTCCATAAAGATTTGGAGTTCCAATAACACCACTTGTAACTGTTTGATCTGTTACGATAGCATCAGCAGCATTGAAACTTTCTGAGAAAGTAAATGCTTGACCTGCTGTATTGATATCATAAGTTCCAGCACCACCAACTCCACCAAATGAAGTTGCTTGAATATTTGTACCTGAGGCAGAATATGAAGCCCCAATTCTCGTTGATTGAACTGCTGCACCCTGCACACCCAACTGTACTGAATCAGTAATTCTCGAAGTAATTTCAGCTGCGAATGACGAAGGCATAACGAAAAAGGATGCCGCAAGTGCGGTGATTACCTTTTTCATGTTCGGTTTCTCCTAAAATGTTTAAATGACGACCTGAGGTATTTATGCTATAAATATCTTTCGGATGCCTTCGGGGTCCACTACAAACAACTCGCTTATTTAAGGAGAAGTAGAATGCTTACTACCACTACATTGGATACTTTTTGGAAAGAATACGCACCACACGCTGTAGGTCTGGATGATGTTTTTAATAGATTAGATGCACTATCTGGTCACAACATCAACTATCCACCTTACAACCTAATCAAACATGACTCGAGTAATTTCACTATTGAAGTTGCGCTTGCAGGATTTAAAAGAGAAGAGATCGAAGTCTCTACTGAACAAAACATTCTCAGAGTTGCCTCTAAAGTTGAGGACAGAGATACTACAAGAACTTACTTGCACAAAGGATTATCAAAAAGAAGTTTCAACAGATCTTGGCAATTGTCTGAAGACGTAAGAGTACAAGAGGTAAGATTTGAAGATGGACTACTAACAATCGACTTGGAGAAGATTATTCCAGAACATCAAAAGAAAACAACTTACAATATTAAGGGCAGCGCCCCACAACTACTTGCAGAAAGTTGATAAATAAAACAAACAGAATAAGGGAGAAGGGCTTGACCCCTCCCTTTTTTGTGTGTATAATGGAGATGAACATGAATTTTTATTTTAATTTAGTTCCTAGTGGGTACGAAGATACAACTGATACGATTACAGTTGAAACACATCCACAAGTGATGGATTATCTTTTAGCACACGCTAGAGCAATTTCACAACAAAAAAATATTACTGAACATAAATCTCTTAAAGAGATTGTAAACGAATCTGTAAACATTATTTCTGGTAAAAGGTATGACCGTAAAAATCGCAAAACTAAGAACAGGTGAAGACGTTATCTGTGATATCAGTGAAATCGTAGAGCAAGGTAGTTCTATTATGATGAATAATAATATGCCTTCTCCCGAAAGAGTAGTTGCTTTTCAATTTACTGAACCCTATAATGTTTGGGTAGATCAAGAAAGCGCACAGATTTTACTTGAAGGAAGTGACGAACCACAAAAAATTAATGATATTAGACTTAATTTGTTTCCCTGGGCTCCTCTTAGTGCAGATAGAAAATTTGTAGTTTCTCTTTCAGAAGTAATTTCAATTTATGAACCTCATGCCGAGGTTGTTAATAAGTACAATCAATTAGTTGGAGCAAAGAATGGAACAAGCGAAAGTCCTATTATTACGGGGTGATGAAAATTATTACATTGGCCAAGTAACAGAACTTGATGAAGAACCAATGTTTTTATTTGAAAATTGTTATAAAATTGTCGAGTGTGCTGAATATGGAACAGATGCAGCAGAGATTGAAAAACGTGCTCACTCATTAGAGGGAACACATTTGAAAGTAACTGCTAAAAAAGTTGATGAAGGTGAAAAGGATTACTATGTTTATGAATATGTAATCTTACAGAAGTACCCAAAATACACTACTCAACGTGAAATCTTCTTGACATCTGACGCCATTGCTACTATACTGGATCCTGAGGAAGCAATCCTTGGACTGTATAAAAAGTATTTGGAGAAGGAATGAAGTTCTATACTAATGTTCAACTACTGGGTGATAACATTCTCTATCGTGGATATGATAGAGAAGAACAAGTTACTGTGAAAGAACCATTCTCTCCAACTATGTTCGTACAATCACCTAAGAAAACAAAGTATAAAACACTTGATGGATTGTATGTAAAACCTATCAGATTTGATTCTCCAAGGGAGGCACGGGATTTTATATCCAAGTATTCCTCTATGGAGAATTTTTCTGTTTATGGAAATGAAAGGTTTGTTTATCAGTATATTGCTGAGCAACATCCTGAGGATGAAATGCATTATGATATTTCACAAATTAAATTGTATACTATTGACATTGAAACTACCTCAGAAAATGGATTTCCTTCTGTTGAAGAAGCACTGGAAGAAATTCTTTGTATTACAATCAAATGTTTTAATACCAAACAAATTGTTGTATGGGGTGTAAATCCATATCAAAACACTAGAAAGGATGTAAAGTTTGTTCTCTGTGATGATGAACAAGATTTACTGATGAAGTTTCTACAGTACTGGGTTCAAAATACTCCAGATATTGTTACTGGATGGAATATCAACCTATTCGACATACCTTTTATTTGCCGTCGTATTGAAAAAGTTTTGACTGAAAAACACATGAAATCTCTTTCGCCATGGAGCAGGGTGAATGCAAATGAGATTATTATTCAGGGTAGAAAATATACTTCTTATAGTATTCTTGGTGTATCTATTCTAGATTATTTGGATCTCTATAAAAAGTTTACTTACTCTGCTCAAGAAAGTTATAGACTAGATTATATTGCTGAAGTTGAATTGGATCAACGTAAGTTGGATCATAGTGAATTTGAAACTTTCCGTGATTTTTATACAAATGGATGGCAAAAGTTTATTGAGTATAACATTCATGACGTAGAACTTGTTGATCGTCTAGAAGACAAGATGAAATTGATTGAACTGGCAATTACAATGGCATATGATGCAAAGGTAAATTTTGAGGATGTGTATTCTCAGGTTCGTATGTGGGATACTCTGATTTATAATTTTCTGAAAAAGGATAATATTGTTGTACCTCCTCGTGATGCCGCAAGTAAAGATGACAAATACGCAGGAGCTTTTGTTAAGGAACCTGCTCCTGGACTTTATAATTGGGTAGTCAACTTTGATTTGAATTCACTATACCCACACCTTATTATGCAATATAATATTTCACCAGAAACTCTTTTACCAAAACGTTTCTCTGGAGTGAATGTTGATAAGTTACTTAACTGCCAAATTGATTTGAGTTGCCTTACTGATTCTACAGTCTGTGCAAATGGTGCTATGTATACAACAGAGTATCAGGGATTTCTTCCTAAGATGATGCAAAAAATTTATGATGAACGTACCATCTATAAGAAGAAAATGATTGCTGCTAAGCAGGAGTATGAGAAGACTAAAGATCCTCAACTAGTTAAAGATATTGCGAAGTATAATAACATTCAGATGGCAAGAAAGATCCAACTGAACTCTGCCTATGGTGCTATTGGCAATCAATATTTTCGTTATTATAATCTTGCAAATGCCGAGGCAATTACTCTTTCGGGACAACTTTCAATTCGTTGGATTGAAAATAAGATGAATGAGTATCTAAACAAAATTTTAAAAACGGAGAACACTGATTATGTTATTGCTGTGGATACCGATAGCATTTATCTCAATATGGGTCCTTTGGTTGAACGTGTATACCAGGGAAGAGAGAAAACTACTGAAGGCATTGTCACGTTCCTTGATAAGGTCTGTCAGGTGGAACTTGAAAAGTATATTGAAAGTCGCTACCAAGAACTGGCTTCGTATGTGAATGCCTATGATCAGAAGATGATCATGAAGCGAGAGAACATTGCAGATAAAGGTATCTGGACTGCCAAAAAACGATACATTCTGAATGTCTGGGACAGTGAAGGTGTTCGTTATGAACAACCCAAACTTAAGATTATGGGTATTGAGGCAATTAAATCTTCAACACCTGCACCTTGCCGTCAGAAGATTAAGGATGCTCTGAAAGTTATCATGACAAAAACTGAAGAGGATCTGCAAAAATTCATTAAAGATTTTAGAAAGGAATTTTCTAGTCTTCCTCCAGAACTTATCTCATTCCCTCGCAGTGTTAATGGATTGAAAAAATACCATGATCCCAAACAGATTTATAGTAAGGGAACTCCAATTAACGCAAGGGGATCATTGTTGTATAACTATTACATCAAAAAGAATAATCTTACTCACAAGTATCCATTAATTCAAGAGGGTGAAAAGATTAAGTTTATTATGCTTAGAACTCCCAATAAAATTAATGAAAATGTGATTGCGTTTATTCAAACATTTCCTGTTGAATTAGGACTTGACAAATCTATAGATTATGATCTACAATTTGACAAAAGTTTTCTGGAACCACTGAAGACAATTTTGGATACTATCGGTTGGAAAGCAGAAAAAGTCAATACTTTGGAGGCACTATTTGGATGAGACTACATAATTTGTTTCCTACACCTGTGTTTGAAACTCAATTTGAGCCTTCTAATAGATTAGAAATTGTTAGATATATTCAAAATATTTCTGCAACTCAAAGTATTGGAGATCTTCATAAGCAAGATGCTTTTAATGAATTAACATTTCACATACGAAATTTTGCTCAGGAATGTTTCAATGAAATGTTGTGGGTAGATGTTAATCCAGTTATTTGCTCTATGTGGTGCAATCGTCTACCAGCACAATCAGGATTGAAAAAACATTTTCATCCAAATAGTTTACTTTCTGGAGTATGGTATCCTGATTATGTAAATAGTCCTATTATTTTTTATGGGCAACAGCAGTGGATGATGTATCCCAAAACAAAAGAACAAAACGATATTAACAGTATCGCTAAAGCAATGATGGGTGTGCGAGGAACATGTTTAATATTCCCATCTTATTTACAACATGAAGCAACAAACTGGAATGAAGACGACAGACTATCAGTATCTTTTAATATATTTGCTGACGGAATGTTTGGAGACACAACTGAACTAACAAACTTAAACATTAAAGTAAAGGAGTAATTATGAATTTTCTACAAGATATCGTAAAAGAAATTAAAAATGAATACGCATCCATTGTTGCTGATGGTGTTTCTACTGGTGATTGTGATCAATTTATCGATACAGGAAGTTATATCTTAAATGCTTTGTTGTCTGGATCTATTTACGGTGGCATTCCTTCCAATAAAATTACTGCTCTTGCTGGTGAAACTTCCACTGGTAAGACTTTTTTCTGTTTGAGTATTGTAAAACATTTTTTGGATAGTAATCCAGAAGCAGGAGTTATTTACTTTGAATCTGAATCTGCAATTACAAAGCAGATGATTGAGGAACGTGGAATTGATAGTAAGCGTATGATCATTGTTCCTGTAGTGACAGTTCAAGAATTTAGAACTCAAGCTCTTAAGATTGTTGATAAATTCTTAGAACAGAAACAATCTGATCGTAAACCATTGATGTTTGTGCTTGACAGTCTTGGTAATCTTTCAACTACAAAAGAAATTGAGGATAGTTCTGAAGGTAAAGAGACCCGTGATATGACTAGAGCCCAAGTTACCAAATCTGTATTCCGTGTACTGACACTGAAACTTGGTAAGGCAAATATCCCGATGCTCGTTACTAATCATACCTATGATGTTGTTGGCGCTTACGTTCCTACCAAAGAAATGGGCGGTGGTAGCGGTCTGAAATATGCAGCATCTACAATCATTTATCTTTCTAAGTCTAAAGAAAAAGATGGCACTGTAGTTGTAGGTAATATCATCAAATGCAAAGCACAGAAATCTAGATTTACCAAAGAGAATTCTGTAGCAGAAACTCGTTTATTCTATGATTGTGGATTAGATCCTTATTATGGTCTGCTAGAACTTGGTGAAAAGTATGGTGTCTTCTCTAAGTCGGCAGGACGTTATGAAATCAATGGCGTAAAAACTTTTGCAAAAACTATTCTTGCTGATCCTAAAAAATATTTTACTCCAGAGATTATGCAAGCACTTGACGAATCTGCTAAAAAAGAATTTAGTTATGGTCAAAGTTCAGTAGATAGTTCGGACCAAGAGGAAGAAGTATGATAGGAAAAACATTACCAGACTTTATTAAAGTATATGATGATGTTGTAGATAAAGAACTGTGTTCCAAAATAATTAATAAATTTGAAGAAGATGTATACCTACATGAATATCATGATAGAGAGCAACGTCCAACTTTCACTCAATTAAATATTACTCAATATCTTGCTCAAGAATTAGAGAATGGAAATATCAATGATCCTTGGAGTGAACATCATGCAGTCATTCAAAATGCTACTGCATTTGCTGTTAGGCAGTATCAAAAAGATCTTCTCATTAACGGAGAATTTCCAGAGGATTATGCTCTAGAGCAGATTAGAATAAAGCGTTATCTCAATAATGGCAAAGAACAATTCAAAGAGCATGTTGATGTAGGTAATTACAATTCTGCTAGAAGATTTTTAGTATTCTTTTTATATTTGAATGATGTGGAGGAAGGAGGGGAAACTTCCTTTCCTTCACTAAACTTGCATATCAAACCAAAGTGTGGTAGCATACTGGTGTTCCCTCCATTATGGATGTTCCCTCATGCGGGGAGACCTCCTATTTCTGGAACCAAATATATTGCTGGGAGTTATTTACATTATGTTTAGTGGAAAGATTGAACACCTAGTTCTTGCTAACTTACTTTATGATGAAAAGTATACTCGTAAGGTTCTTCCTTTTTTGAAGAAGGATTATTTTGAGGATCACTCTGATAAAGTATTATTTGAAGAAATCAATACTTTTGTCAATCAGTATCAGTCTCTCCCTACAGCAAATGCTCTACAAATTCAAACAGGTAAAAGAGTTGATCTATCTCAAGATGGATATTCTGAGGTTGTAAATGTTCTAACAAATCTTCCTGAAGATGAGTGGGATTATGAATGGAAATTAAATACTACTGAATCTTGGTGTAAAGAACGTGCTATCTACTTGGCACTCCTGGAAAGTGTCAGGATTGCCGATGGCAAAGATAGTAAGATGACTAGAGATGCAATTCCAGATATCCTTTCAACTGCCCTGAGTGTCAGTTTTGATGATCATGTTGGTCATGATTATATTATTGATGCATCAGATCGTTACGACTTCTATCATCGTAAAGAAGAAAAAATTCCGTTCGATTTAGAATTCTTTAATAAGATTACTAAAGGTGGTCTTCCGTCTAAGACTTTGAATATTTGTCTTGCTGGCACAGGCGTTGGCAAATCTCTTTTCATGTGTCATGTCGCGGCAGCTGCATTGTTGCAAGGTAAGAATGTTTTATACATTACTTTGGAGATGGCAGAAGAACGTATTGCAGAAAGGATTGATGCCAATCTATTGAATATCTCAATACGAGATTTAGAAACTCTGCCAAAACAATTATATGAAAATAAGATTAACTCCTTATCTAAGAAGACGCAAGGCAAACTTATTATTAAAGAATATCCGACTGCCTCTGCTCACTCTGGTCATTTTAAGTCTTTACTTAATGAACTTTCATTGAAGAAATCTTTTCGACCAGATATTATTTTTATTGATTACTTGAATATTTGTGCAAGTTCTAGGTATAAGGGAACTATTGTAAATTCTTATACCTATGTTAAAGCAATTGCTGAAGAACTTAGAGGTATGGCAGTTGAGCATAATGTACCTATTGTATCTGCTACTCAAACTACTCGTAGTGGTTATAGTAATACTGATGTTGATCTTACAGATACATCTGAATCTTTTGGTCTTCCTGCTACTGCCGATTTTATGTTTGCTCTTATTAGTACTGAAGAACTAGAAGAACTAGGTCAAATTTGTGTAAAGCAACTCAAAAATAGATATAATGATCCAACATCAAATAGGAAGTTCATCATTGGGGTTGACAGATCTAAGATGAAGTTGTATGATGTAGATCAATCAGCACAGAAAGACATTATTGATTCTGGGCAAGATGATTATGAAGATGAAACTGAAAGTAAGTTTCGCAAAAAGTCCTTTGTAGATTTGAAGTTTTAAAATGACCGTAAAAGAAATTCTGGAAAAAGATCTCAACGCTGCAGAGGTTGAGGGTAAATTTGATGTTGATACTGACAGGTATCTTGAGTTTGTAAATAAAACTACTAGTGATGCCAGTACTAATACTGGAGCGTTCATTAATCGAGTTCAAGAACTTCAAGCATATGGCGCTGATGTTCCTCGTCTTTTGACTGCTGCTGTTGGTATGTCTGCCGAAGCAGGTGAGTTTACTGAGATTGTAAAGAAGATTATCTTCCAAGGTAAACCATATAGTGAAGATAATAAAGAACATCTTTTGATTGAACTTGGAGATGTTATGTGGTATTTTTCTCAAGCATGTATGGCTCTAGGTGTTCGCATTGAAGATGTTATTGTTACCAATACTGTTAAACTTATGAAGCGTTATCCTGGAGAAATGTTTAGCGTAGATCGATCTGAAAATCGATCTGCTGATGATCGATAATACTAAGTCCCTCTCTTCTAAATATTATTGAAGGGAGGGACTTTTTCTATGGCAAAATTAAAAATGGGTAGCACCCCAGATTTAGCCAAAGTACATAAAAGTGGAGATCTAAAATATTGGCCATCATTTTGGCAAATGGTAAGAGATAAACAACCATTCAAAAAAGGAACGCAAGGGCAAGATGGTGCTGCAGTAATAGGATACAAAACAGCAGCTGCCCATAAAAAATTTGTTGCGGACATGGCAAAATGTACTACTTCCAGAGAGGTCATTGCATTTTTGAATAAGTATAATACTGAAATGCCCACAGTAGAGGGTGGTAAAGTTAAGATTACTGAACTCTGGAAAGATAATGTAAAAGAAACTAAGGCATCTAATGCTGCTAAAATTGGAGGTAGAGATACAGAGGTTTATAGTGAAATATTAGTTCAATTTGCATTAGCATATCAACTTGTATATAATAAGAGAGCAACACATGATGTAGTGGGTGATGGAGATGATTTTAAAACTGAAGTATACAATGCACTTAAATCTAGGATTATAACACCAGGTCGTTTTGCTTTTTCAAACACTGCAGTAAGAAAAAATTTAAGAGCATTCTCTAGACAAATTTCAGATGGTAATGATACATGGTTAGATAGTGCTTCAGCAGCAGCACAAACACTAGTTGACAAATTAAATATCCCTTCTGATGCTAAAATTTTTAATGATAAAATTTTTGGTAATGGATCCCCTGGAGATCCTTATGCAATTTATTTACGTGCTAATACAGGATTGCAACCTGATAAGTGGAACCCTGCAGATATATGGGTCATGACCCCTGCAGGAATTAGAGATTTAGTTCATTTAAATAGAAAAACGGCAAATAGAAAAACAGCAAGTGTTGCACTTTTAAATAACTTTCTAATTAATCAATTTAAAACAAAAGATATTATTCCTATTTCACTAAAGAAAACTAAAGCAGATCCATCACAAGTTCACTATACTGTTTTGAATAGTAATGAATATATTGAAAGAATTTCTATTGGCAAAAGTAAAAATCCTACCATTGAATTAACTGGTGGAAACCGTGATATGAAAATTAATTTTACATTAGAGACAATTGAACTGAATAAGGGTATGACAGCTCGTAGAGCACAAGCAAATTTATTTGGTAATATAGGTAAAGTTAAACCAGGATCTGAGAAGCATATTCGCATTAAATATAATGTAAATAAGAAGCAACTTGAACTTGAGTATACCCAAACACAAATGCCTTCATTAGCATTAGCAAAAATGGGATCATTGGGATCAAAATCTTTTACCTCTATTATTTCTGAAACTTCTAAGCAAGGAATTCATGCATTAGATAAAATAAAAGATAGGCATCCTCATTTAGATTTGACTAAAGATGACTACTTCATAAGTCAAAAAGTTAAATTTACTGATGAGCAATATGATCAAGTTGCTGCATATATGGATGATATTTGGAAAGCAGTTAATGGTGATAATATGCCAGACATGAGAAAGGATAAATCTGTAGGTAAAGATATTAATTTATTGAAAGATAAAATGATGTCATCTGAAGTATCATTAGCTATAGCAGGAATACCAGATGATAAAATCAAAAGAAGAGTAATTCAAAATCTTTATAATGCATGTGCATCAGTTGGATTTGGATCTGGACTTAATAAAGAAGAAAGAGAATTACTGGCTCAAAGTGGAGTAGGTCAAGCAAACAAATTAAAAGCACAATTTACTGGAGGACTTCATGTTAAAGTCTATTGATAATGAAGATCTAAATAAATCATTGGAGATCTTATTGAAAACCAAAAAGATGGAAGTTGCTCTTGCTTATTTTGCTACGGTAATGGATTGTAAAATCTCAGTAGCAAAGACAAAAGCATTGAAGCATAAATATTATTTGATGAAGAAACGTGGATTAATCCACATTGCAAACAGTAAAAATTGGGATAAATGAAAAGTTTTAACGAATTTCTAACTGAAGCAAAAGTCTCAAAGACTAGAGATCAGGCTGAAAAATTAAAAGTACATCATGTTGGTAGAGGAAGATATGCCAATGATATGGGTCAGATTACATATAAATCTGAAAATGGTGTACTAAAAAAACTTCAAACTCCAATTGTTGTTACTGGACAAGATCAATCTGCTGTAGCACCTACAGGACAAGCAGCTGCCCCTGCTCAAGATCCAAATGCACCAACAGATGCTTTAGAAGTAAATGCTGGTGGTCCTACAATTACTGTTACTTTTGGTAGGTTTAATCCTCCTACTATCGGACATGAAAAATTAATCAATCAAGTTGGCAAGTTATCTCAAGGTGGAGATCTTAGAATTTATCCTAGCAGGACACAAGATCCTAAAAAGAACCCCTTAGATCCAGCAACTAAAGTTGCAATCATGAAAAAAATGTTTCCTGATTATGCTGATGCTATTCAGGATAATGAGGATATGAAAAATATCTTCGATGTTCTTTCTGCGGCATATGGGGAAGGATATGGGTCAGTTCATATTGTAGTTGGTAGTGATAGAGTTGGGGAATTTGATGCTCTTGCCAAGAAGTATAATGGTAAGATATATAACTTTGAAGAGATCCAAGTATTGTCTGCAGGTGAAAGAGATGCTGATGCAGAAGGTGTAGAAGGAATGTCAGCATCCAAGATGCGTAAAGCAGCTGCCGATAATGATTTTGATACCTTTAAAAAGGGTATGCCTAAGACTATTAATGACAGTGAAGCAAGAGGTATTATGACTACCTTGCGTAAAGCAATGAATATTAAAGAAGATTATGATTATAATCTTTGGGAGATTGCTCCTAAACTTGATTACTTAAATTTAAGAGAAAACTATTTCAAAGGTAACATCTTTGAAATTGGGACTATTGTTGAAAATATTAATACTGGTATTGTAGGTAGGATTGTAAATCGAGGAACAAATCATGTTATCTACGTTGATGAGCATGATGAAAAGTATAGAGGTTGGCTAAAAGATCTAATTGAATTAACTGAAGGAGAAGATCCAGAAACTCAATTAGAAGTAGGTACAGATAAGTATAGAGAGTATGTTCAGGAACTTACTCCTGGTCAACCTGTAATGAAATTTTCAGATTTCAGAAATATAAATAATAAAAAGAAGAACTAATTTAGGTATCAATTATGCTTAACGACATGTACTCACAATCTACTTCTAGATTGTCTGGAATTGAAGATATTCTAAACGGTATTGGATATCTTTCTGAAGCAGAAAAAGAAAAAGAAAAAGAAGGTAAGGAAAAAGAAGAAAAATCTGAAAAGGCTGGCGAGGATCAGGAAGATAAGTATCCTAACAAGTCTGGTAAGAAGTCAAGAGACTATGATGAAGATGGCACTGTAGAAGATGAGACTGATGAGTATGCTGGTGTAAAGGATAAGGCCATTAAGAAGGCAATGAAAAAAGAAGATCTAGATTTCTCTTCAGTTCTTGATGATTTTTCTGATGAAGATATTGTATTCTTAACTGATGATCTTATTGAAGAGATGGTAGAGGAAGCTCTAACTGAGTGCCTAGCAGAAGGTTATGAGATCGAAGATCTTGAAATGATGCTAGTTGAATCTTTAGATGAAGCAGCAAAGCAATTAGATTTATTTCAACACCAAAGACAACAGCAAAGAAAAGAAAAGGTTGCTAAGATCAAAGGTGCAGTTAAGAACTTTGCAAGTAAAGTTAAGTCTGGTGCAAAAGCTGGTGTGAAAGCAGCAGCGTCGGGTGCTAAGAAAGTTGCAGTAAAAGCAGCAGGCGCAGCAGGAGAAATCGCAGGTGCAGCTCGCGCAGGATATGCTGCAGGTAAAGCAAAGGCATCAGAGAAGCAACAGTCTTCTAGTTCATCTTCTTCTGGTAGTTCCTCATCATCGAGCAGTTCTTCATCTTCAGATAAACCAGCAAGACCTTCTTTCCTATCAAGAGTTGGTGCAAAACTTAAGAGTGGAATTAAGAAAGTTGTCGGTAAAGCAGCTAGAAAGGTTGCATCAGGTGCAGGTAAAGTTGCAAGTCGTTTAGGTGAAGAAACATTGGTAGAGAAAGCACCTCCTAGTGCTAAGCATGAGCGTATGGTTAAGCATATCAAAGATAAGTATAAGAAGGGTGGATTAACTAAAAAAGAAAAAGGTATTGCTTATGCTACTGCTTGGAAAGCATATAACAAAGAAGAAGTAGAGCATATTGAAGAAGACGGTGAGATGCAAGGTGGCGATAAGGATCCTTGCTGGAAAGGATATCAAATGGTTGGTAAGAAAATGAAGGGCGGTAAGGAAGTTCCTAACTGTGTTCCTAAGGAAGAGTATCAAGAACTCTATCTTGATATGATCGAAGAAGGTTTCACAGTTGAGCAAGTTCGTGAAGTTATTGCTGCATACGAAGATGGACATGAAGTAATTTTTGAAGAAAGTGGCGTACAAATTTATTGTGAGGAGTGATATGGAAAAGGATAATAACAATATTAAAACAGGAAAAAAATTAGACACAGGAAACAAAAGCACCGTGAAAATTAATCCAACTAAAGAAAGTCTCAAAGAACAAATCAGACAATCTCTAGAAGAAGATCGTGAGATGAGAAGATTGGCAGCACAAGAACGTGCTGCTGAACGAGAAAGAGAAGCAAAAAGAGCTGGTGTAAAAAGTCATACTCCAGGATTACATGCCAACTCAATTGCATCAGATTATGCAAAAAAAGAAACTAAATCTATTAAATGGCATGACAAAAAAACCAAAGGAAAATATATTCCTGGTATGGTGAGTAATGAAGAGTTTGTAAATGAAGGTGATTATTGGCATCCAGATCCTGAGCAAGATAAAAAACTAAGTGATCGTGGTGCAAAACTTCGTGCTCGTGAAGATGCTACTTCTAAACCAAAAGAAGATCCTAAAAAACTGAAGCCAGGTGAATCTTATATGGATTATGCTAAGCGTCATGGATATAGGTCATCAGCACCTAAAAAGCAAAGTATTGGTGATAGAATTAAAACTAAATTAGGATTAAAAAATTCTTTTGATCCAGAAGGTGAAGTATTAGAATCTGCTGTTCCTGGCAAACCTGCAGAAAGACTTGGTGCTGTAACTGCTATCCCTAAGGATGAGCGTGATGCTGCAAGAGAAAGAACTCTTGCTAAAGCAAAAGCAGCAAGAGCAGCAAGAGAAAAGGGAATGAAGGAAGAGATTGAAATGGAAGAAGGCATGGATATGAAGGCTTTCAAAGCAAACCGCAGAAAACTCAAGCGTAGAGAAGCTTCTGCTGATGCTAAGAAGAGAGGTCATGTAGGTAAGGAATGGTACAACAGTGGTAGAACGTATTCTCCAGATGAAGCAAAGAGTGGTCGTGCAAATATGCCCGATCATGAAAGAAGCACAAGACATCGTAGTGCTGTAGATCCTGAGGGTGAGGATAGTAACTACTCAGCAGACAAGACGAAGAATCCTAAGAAACTTCGTAAGCAAAAAGCAATGGGTGAATCACTTTCATTCTCTGATTTTATTGCTGAGCGTAATCGTTACGAGAAAGAAACAGGTAAGGATCTTAAGACTGGTAAACCTGTAACCAAAGGTGGCACCATGGGTGGTGATGATAAGCATTCTCAAGTTATGAGACACATGCACAAAGTTATGGGTTCTGGAAGAATGGGTGCTGGTGGTGCTATCCAACAAAGAGGAAAGAAAAAGGAAAAGGGTGCTCCTACACCTGGACCTAGTGTTACTCCTGCTCAGAAGGTTGCAAAACGTCGTGCTGCTGCTAAAGCATCACAAGATTTTATGAATGATACTAGAGGAACTTAATTGATAAATACCTATACCCTTTAGTATAGGTATCATCATGTCGGCACTAATCGCATGGGCTTTTGCTAACCAGGCTCTTATCGCAACTGTTCTTTTTGCAGTTTCAGAAGCACTTGGAGCAAACCCAAAGGTAAAATCAAACGGTATTCTTTCCCTAGTTCTTATGCAAGTCCAAGCACAGCTTAAGAATAAAGGGGCAAAAGATCTAACCCCTTGATCCTGAAGGACCCCTACGGGTCCTTTTTTATAAATAAATACAGGATATAAAAGTTTATTGGAGAATACAATGTCTCTTTACGGAAGAACCGATTCAAACACAAATAAAACAAAGGCTGGTATTGGAGTTGCCGCATCATCAATTACGCCAACAATCGTCTTCGTTGATGAAACAGAAGCACAATTAAACGAGAACCGTCAACGTGGTATTGATGGTCCAGGTTGGTGGTCGTATTATACATATGTTGATACTGATGGCAACACTCGTCATAAGTCAGAGAAGATGGTTGCCCTTGCTGACCCTGATACAAATGCTAATGAAACTCAGGCAGATGATACTATTGCAGCAGATGTAGCATCTGCAGTTACTATTACTGGTCAACCAGCAGCAGTTACTGGAGCATCAACTCCTTACACTGGAACATTCACAGTTACGACTTCAACAACTGGTACACCTGGAACTCTCACTTATCAGTGGCAGTATCAAACTGCTTCGCAGACAACTAAGTGGACAGACATTTCAAATACAGGTGTTTATACTGGTGCTACAACAGCAACTCTTACACTTACTGCTGCTGCTAAGGCAACCTATGATGGTTACAAGTTCCGTGTAAAGATCAATTCTGCTGGTGGTACTGAGGAAGTCATTTCTAACAGTGCGTCATTAACCTATGCATGATAAATTATGAGATTTGAGGAATTGAATGAAGACAATTATATGATGTTTGCTATTAAACATTATGATAATCCTCAGTCTGTTACTAGAGAAGACTTTGAAGAGGACATCAAAAGATTTAAATATATTAAAAGATTATTGAAAAGGTATCTAACTGGTGGTCCCCTTCGAAGTCATTTATTACTAAATCACATCATAATTTTATATAATGTTTTTGGTGAAGCGGCAACACCATTACTTTTTTATAAATTGGATAAAGAATATTGGGGATGTTTAAAAGCATTTATGGTATTCTTGAACCGTCTTCCATCAGAATCTATGGAAGGAATTCCAGTTGATGAAGATATTGAGAATTCATTAAGAGGTATTTAATATGGAAGGTCATCCACCAACTAATAGTATTGGACCTAATCAAGGTGCTGAAGTTTCTTTACCTCCTGCAGTACAACCTGGAGTTAAATTAGTTAAAAAATTAATTAAAAGAAAAAGAATAAAGGAAGCTACCATGTTACAACAACAAAATAATCAAAAGAAACCTGTTCAATCTGCAACTGGTAGTCCCCAACCATCACCACAAGAAGTAATGGCAAAGAAGCAAGAAGCTGCTAAAGCAGCCCAAGCGCCAGCAGCTGCTCCTGCTAAAGCATCTTCTACTACACAAGCAACTGCTAAACCTTCTCCACTTCAACAGAAGGCAGCACAAGTTGCAAAGCAAGCACTTCAAAAGAAAATTGCATTGCAGAAGCAAGCAATGGCCAATCAAATTCAACAACAGAAATTGGCAGCAAAAAATCCAGGATTGAATAATTGAGGATACTGAAATGCCCTTTGGAATTCCAAAAGACCTTTCAGTATTAGAAGCGAAGTTTCAGATATATGAAGATCTCTCTAAGGAGATGCTTGACAAACTTGAACGTGCAGTAGACAAAATTAGTGAGAGCAACCAGAATGTTGCCCTCATTTTAGAACGCCACGAAAATAGATTAGACCAAGTAGATAAAGCAGAGGCTGCTATTTTAGAATTAATCAAAGCTATCAATAATAAGTTAGAGCAACTTGAAAGAAAGGTAGAAGACCTTTCTAAGTTTCGTTGGGTTACTATGGGTGTTCTTGGTGCTGCTACATTGGTCATTGGATCAGCGGCATTCTTTGGAAATCTATTGACAGTGGGTTCTGGTCGTGTTACTATAGGAGGAGCACCCATACAATCCACAAAATGAATTATATTGATGTTAAATATATCAACCTAATTTCCATTAGGTTAGATAAATTTGCTCGCAAAAAAGAAGGCATCTATAATTTTAGGTGTCCTTATTGTGGAGACAGTAGTAGGAATAAGAGTAAGGCAAGAGGATATTTCTTTGATAATAAAAATGTAACAGTATACAAGTGTCATAACTGTGGAGTTACAACTAACTTTTCAAATTTTCTAAAACAAAATGCTCCAGATGTTTATGATGAATATATTCTGGAAACTTATAAGGATGGATTTTCAAGTAATAAACTATTTGAAAAATCGGATCAAGAATATAATTTTGAAGCACCAAAATTTGCTGCAAAGATTGATGGACTTGTTAGAATATCTGATCTAAATAAAACACACGCAGCAAGAAAATATGTAGAAAGTAGACAAATACCAGAAACAAAATTCAAAGAGATTTATTATATTGCACAATATAAAAAGTGGGTGAATAAACAAAAACCTACATTCAAGGATACTTATCCTGATCACTCAAGGATTATTATTCCCCTTATTCTAGATAAAGAATGGTTTGGTTTTCAAGCAAGAGCACTTAATCCGAAAAATTCAATGCGGTATCTAACTACAATTCTTGACGAAAGCAAACCTAAAATTTATAACTTAGATAATGTTAATAACACAGAACAAGTTTATATAACAGAAGGTGCTTTCGATAGCATGTTCTTAACCAATTCAATTGCAATGGTTGGAGCAGACATTGATTGGACATTTGTTAATTCTTGTGTTGACACAGAATTCGTTTTCGTGTATGATAACGAGCCCCGCAACGCTCAGATCGTTGCTAGAATGGAAAAAGTCATCAATAGAAAACATTCTATTGTAATTTGGCCAAAGTCTTTAAATAAAAAAGATATTAATGAAATGGTAATTGCTGGTCTTAATCCACAGCAATTAGTTCAATCTAATACTTACAAAGGATTAGAAGCAAAAATTAAATTTACCGAATGGAAAAAAGTATGAGTAATGGCATCAAAGTTGTAAAGAGAGACGGTTCTGTAGAGCGTCTTAATATTGATAAAATTCATATTATGGTTGAACATGCTTGTGATGGATTGAGTGGTGTGTCTGCTTCACAAGTAGAAATGAACGCAAACATTCAATTTTATGATGGCATTAAAACTTCCCAAATCCAAGAGATCCTGGTCCGATCAGCTAACGATCTTATTTCTCTTGATAATCCAAACTATCAGTTTGTTGCTGCTCGTCTCCTTCTTTTCGGTCTACGCAAGCATGTCTTTGGGGCAAATTGGAAAGTAGAGTTTCCAAATGTTCATGACCATCTTGTTGGAGGTGTTTCTTTGCGTGTGTATGATGGAGAACTTCTCGGTAAATACTCTATGGAAGAGTGGGACAAGATTGATACCTTTATTGATCATGATCGTGACTTCCTATTCACTTATGCAGGTCTACGTCAGGTCGTTGATAAATACCTTGTGCAGGATAGAAGTAACGGAACAATATTTGAAACGCCACAATATGCTTATATGTTGGCATCTGCCACAATCTTTGCAGAGTATCCAAAAGAAACACGTCTCTCCTATGTAAGGAAATATTATGACGCAATCAGCAAACACAAAATCAACGTACCCACACCTATCTTGGCGGGAGTGCGAACTCCACTTCGACAATTTGCTAGCTGTGTGCTTGTTGACAGCGATGACACCCTCGATAGTATCTTTACTAGCGATATGGCTATTGGCAGATACGTTGCACAAAGGGCGGGTATCGGTATCAACGCAGGTCGAATCCGTGGTCTCAACAGCAAGATCCGAGGGGGAGAAGTTAGTCACACAGGTGTTATCCCTTTCCTCAAAAAGTTTGAGGCAACTGTCAGATGCTGCACTCAAAATGGCATCCGAGGTGGATCAGCAACTGTCCACTTCCCAATCTGGCACCAAGAGATCGAGGACATCCTAGTATTAAAGAATAATAAAGGAACCGACGATAACCGAGTTCGTAAGTTAGACTATAGCATCCAGATCAGCAAACTCTTCTATGAACGATTCATCCGAAACGAAGACATTTCTCTCTTCAGTCCACATGACGTTCCAGGTCTGTCTGATGCTTTTGGTCTTGCTGGATTTGACGAGTTATACAATGTTTATGAACGAGATACTTCTATTCCAAGAAAAACTGTCAGTGCTCAAGAACTATTTCTTTCACTCTTAAAGGAGAGAGCAGAGACTGGTCGTATCTACATTATGAACATCGACCACTGCAATGAGCATTCTTCCTTCAAAGATAAAGTTTGGATGAGTAACCTCTGTCAAGAGATTACCCTTCCCACCAAACCACTACATCATATTGATGATCCAGAAGGTGAAATTGCCCTTTGTATTCTCTCTGCAGTTAATGTTGGCAAAATTAAAAATCTTGATGAACTAGAAGAACTCTGTGATCTTTCCGTTCGGGGTCTTGATGAATTGATCGATTATCAGCAATATCCTATAACTGCCGCTGAGCATTCTACAAAGAACCGTCGATCTCTTGGCATTGGTTATATCGGTCTAGCACATTATCTTGCTCGTCATGGTGAGCACTATGATGATCCGAGAGCATGGGAATTAGTTCATGATCTTACAGAAGCATTCCAGTATTATCTACTGAAGTCTTCTAATCAACTTGCTATTGAGAAAGGTAAGTGTGGTTACTTTGATCGTACTAAGTATGCTGATGGAATTCTTCCAATTGATACATACAAGAAAGATGTGGACGAAATCGTACCTAATAATTTGAACTATGATTGGGAAAGTCTTAGAACATCCATCCTGGCTCACGGTCTCAGGAACTCAACACTGTCCGCACAAATGCCATCGGAGAGCAGTTCCGTTGTGTCAAATGCAACAAACGGAATTGAACCTCCTAGAGGGTATCTGTCCGTTAAGAAGTCGAAGAAAGGTCCGCTTAAGCAGATTGTTCCCCAGTACCAAACACTTAAGAACAATTACACGCTTCTTTGGGATATGTCTAGCAATCGTGGGTATATTAATATTGTTGCAGTTATGCAGAAGTTCTTTGATCAAGCGATTTCTGGAAACTGGTCCTATAATCCAGAACATTATGAAGATAATGAAGTTCCTACTTCAGTAATGGCTCAAGACCTATTAACTACATATAAGTACGGTTGGAAGACCTCTTATTATCATAATACTTACGACAATAAAAAAGACGCAGATGATCCAGTAGAAGACAAACAATCAGTACAAGATTTTATTAATAGTGTACTAAATGATGTATTAGTTGAAGATGATTGTGACAGCTGCAAAGTATAAAGGAGAAACTAAATGGTAACTGGAATGACGGTTTTTAATACCAAAGAAGTAAACACCAAGAAGCAACCAATGTTTTTTGGTGCTCCTTTGGGAGTACAACGTTATGATGGATCTAAGTATCCTATTTTTGAAAGATTGACCCAACAACAGTTAGGTTATTTTTGGAGACCTGAAGAGGTCTCCCTCCAAAAGGATCGTGCAGATTATGCACAATTGAGTGAGGAACAAAAGCATATCTTTACTAGTAACTTGAAGTATCAGATTATGCTTGATAGTGTTCAAGGTCGTGGTCCTGGGATGGCATTTATTCCATATTGTTCTTTGCCTGAGTTGGAAGCAGCGATGACTGCCTGGGGATTTATGGAAATGATACATTCAAGATCTTATACTTATATAATTAAGAATGTATATTCAAATCCATCTGAAGTATTTGATACAATTCTATCAGATAATAATATTTTAGAAAGGGCAAAAACTGTTACTGAAGCATACGATGAATTTGTTAATGCCGCTCAAATGTACGGTACTTCAAATGATTGGAAGTTTGCCCAGGAAGGAGTACCTAATGCACAGGAGACTTTGTATGAACTTAAAAGAAAACTTTATCGTGCAGTTGCGAACGTTAACATTCTGGAAGGGATTCGTTTCTATGTTAGCTTCGCTTGCTCTTTTGCATTTGGTGAACTCAAGCTTATGGAAGGATCTGCGAAAATAATTTCTTTGATTGCTAGAGATGAAAGTCAGCATTTAGTGCTAACACAAAATATTCTAAATAAATGGAAGGAAGGTGATGATCCTGACATGCTTCAAATTGCACAGGAAGAAGAAGAGAATGTTTATGAAATGTTCAGAAGAACTGTTGATGAAGAGAAGCGTTGGGCAGATTATCTATTTCAGAAAGGGTCTATGATTGGTTTGAATGACAAACTTCTCGGACAATATGTAGAATGGATTGCAAATCGCCGTCTTAAATCCATTGGATTGAAGGCAATTTATAATATTCCTGCCAATAATAACCCTCTTCCATGGACCGAGCATTGGATTAATTCTAAATCTATGCAGGCAGCACCACAAGAAACTGAGATTGAATCATATGTGATTGGTGGTATTAAACAAGATGTAACAACTGATACTTTTGCAGGATTTAAACTATGACCGTACCAGCACCAGGACTTTCCCTTATTAAAGAATTTGAGGGATGCAGACTTACAGCTTATCCTGATCCACTATCAGGAGGTAAGCCTTATACATGCGGTTGGGGATCTACTCGTAAGAAGGATGGATCTCCTTTCGTACTAGGAGAAAAGATCACGCAACAGTATGCTGATGATCTTCTAGTGGAAGAATGTGAAAAGCATTTTCTTCCAGCACTTAAAAAAATTCCACACTGGGCAGAGATGTCACCTGAACAACAGGGTGCCATTTTGTCGTTTGCATATAATCTAGGAGCAGGATTTGTTGGTGATCGTGCCAACTTTAACTCTATTAATACCGCTCTAGAATCGAAAGCAAACTGGTCCAAGGTTCCCGAAGCACTCTACAAGTATCGTAACCCAGGAACGTCCGTAGAGGCGGGTCTGGCACGTCGTAGGACCGCTGAAGGGAACATGTGGAAGAAGGGTATGGGGGGTTCCTCAGCACCCGCTACAATGTCAACTATAACAGAGGTAAGTAAAATGTCTAAGGTTCTAATTAACTTCTTCAAATTTTATGATGAAAATAATGCGAACCATGTTGCAGGCGTAGCACTGCTAGAAGCAGCTATTCCTGAGCATCTACAACCAAACTCACCTTGGGTCGTCACCTATCGTGGTGGTAATGCCGATGGTGGTAAACCAGATTTACATGCTTTCTTTGAGCATTTCTCAGAGAGAAATGCTTGCCATGTGAAGGCAGTAGGTCAACTAGAAGAGGCTATGGCAAAAACAGATCCAGAGTGCCTAGTCGATGACGGTGCTGGTGGAGCAACTGATGCTGCTTGGATTGAAAAGTTTCGTGCCAAACCACCCATTCCACCTATTCTTGCAGTACCATACTTCAATCAGGTTGACAACTACAGAGACGCACATAGAACATGCAACAGTTCCTCTTGTGCTATGTGTCTAGAGTTCCTTAAGCCTGGAACATTAAAAGGTGATAAAGGTGATGATGCATACGTTACGAAAGTATTTGCGATTGGTGACACTACTGACCATGCGGTTCAGACGAAGGTTCTTGCGTCGTATGGTGTCAAGTCCCATTTCTCATACAATCTTTCTTTTGCTGATCTGGACAAGTCCCTTGCTGCTGGCAAGCCCGTGGTTATTGGCATTCTCCACAGGGGTTCTCTTTCTGCTCCTACTGGTGGACACATGTGTGTAGTCATCGGTAAGAAGGGTGATGGATATGTTGTGAATGATCCATATGGTTCATGCAACGATGGTTACACTGGTCCTGTAACTAACGGTAAAGGTACTGTCTATAGCAAGGCAATGCTCAAAGCACGTTGGTGTCCTGGTGGCAACGATGGCTGGGGTCGTATCTTCGACTGATATGGTTGATACTACTTATTATGTGTGGTTATTTGTATTTGCAATAATTGCATATGTTTGTATAGTTGATGAAAATGTTCCTAAGTTTCTGTATCTTATGGTACAGATCCTTAGGATCAATGTGATAAGATTCTTTTGGGGAACCAAGATGAGAATTGGATTAGAATTTTCTACTTGGAAGATGAAACGAGATATGAAAAAATTTTTGAAAGAAAAACAATTACAGGATGAAAACAATGATCGCTCTGAAATCTCCTAGATGCCCGTATTGCGGCAGTTACAAAAGTATGTGTGCAGAAGTCAATAGTTTCATGAGAGCTATAGCTAGAAGTGTTTGTTCTAAAAGATATCATGGCGTTAAACGTTATGAGGAAATTCCTGATCCGTGGAATGATACTGTCACATAAATAATTTCGGTTCAAAAGGAGGTATATGCTTACAGAACCAGTCCATCACATCTATGATAAAGATAACCATGTTATCGCATATAATTTAACTACAGAGGAGATGCACAAAAAAATTAATCAAATTGACGAGTATATAGAAATTCTGACTTTAGAACCGCCAAATTACAGGGACGCAAGTTACTGACTAAATACCTCCATACGGAGGTTTTTTAATGTGCAGTTATGAAAATCCTTGGATGTATAATTCAGAAGTTTTTGAATCAGATCACATTCAAGATTATTTTGGTTTTGTTTATCATATTCACTGCCGTTCAACTGGCAGGTCTTATATTGGTAGAAAATATTTCTGGAGTTTCAAGACACCGAAGGGAAAATCTAGAAAAGTTAAATCAGAATCTGATTGGAAAAAGTATTACGGATCCTGCCCCGAACTCAAATCCGATATTAACCTTTGGGGAAAAACATCCTGCGACAGAAGAATACTTAGCCTTCATAAAACAAAGGGACAATGCAACTTTGAAGAAACAAAACAACTCTTCTTGAATAATGTTTTGACTGAAGCCTTGACAGACGGCACCCCTGCCTACTATAATTCCAACATCCTAGGCAGATACATGCGTAAGGATTACTTCCACGGGGCTTGACAACTCAGATCAGACCCTATATACTTACAAGGTAACCAACGGAGGAGCAAATGAATTCAAAAGTGGATTTTCAACTCTTCTCTGCAGATGAAGAGTATCTTAATGATACTATTAGTATTCTAGTTGATAAACTTCATGATCTAGTAAGTTCTGGTTTTTATTCGGATGCAAAAGAAGTTGCATCTAAGATTAAACAACTGAATAAACTTCGTAACTAGGGACAGTAGCTCAGCGGATAGAGCATCTGCCTTCTAAGCAGTTGGTCGGGGGTTCGATCCCCTCCTGTCCCGTAGTCACGGATGGACTATAACAGCACTGGTGGAGTCAATGACCCTACTTGTCTCGGGATGACACTAAAAGCGCCCTGGTCGGGACGGTTCCCTTTTAGGTTTCTTGCTTCCTTAAAAAGCAAGTGGTGCGGATGGGGATTTATCTCCCGCCGAGTTTCCTATTTCCTCGATAACTAAATAGGTGGCGAGCCTGCTCACGGGGGATTGACCTTCCCCTTCTCTTCTGGTAGTCTATTGGTAAGGACGGGTGGACAACACACATGGAAACTGGGTTCGATTCCCAGACAGAAGTACAAGTCGATGTGGCGGAATTGGTAGACGCGCTGGGTTTAGGTTCCAGTAGAGTATTCTGTGGAGGTTCAAGTCCTCTCATCGACATCGATACTCGCTAGGCAGATAGCCTAGAAGGAGATCGAGGGGGTTCTATAGAACCTGCCATTTCACCCTATCATTTGCGCTGGAGCTGATAATCCAGAATGCCGTGATAGCGGGGAGGGAGCAATTCCTCCCCACCATTCCCCTATAGCTCAACGGCAGAGCAGAGAGCTGTTAACTCTAAGGTTCCTCGTTCGAATCGAGGTGGGGGAGCCAGCGGACATGGTGTAGCGGTAACATACCATCCTTCCAAGTTGTAGTCACGGGTTCGATCCCCGTTGTCCGCTTCAGTTTCTATTCATGATCTGATATGCAGTTTACTGAAATTGTTGGTAGTTACATCAACACAAAGCAAGCATTTGAAAGTCCTGCACATTGGGCACATATTGTGGTGGAAATTGAACAGTTAGAAGAAAATAAAATGCAATCTCGTAGTAGTTATTACTATGAATATGAAATAGGTGGTCCTACATATAGAACTACAAATCATACATTCCAACAGATAACAGATACTAAAGTTACTTTTGATAATTATGATCTAGATTGGAATAAACTTTGTACGTTTGAATTTGATTGGGACGGAGAATTCTGGGTATCCAATGCCAAAGATGATCTTATAATTAATGGAGTTAGGGTACTAAGCGATCTCAGGTTCTCCAAAGACCTACTTCTGTCTAGAGAAGCAGGATTTAATCTTGAAACTAATAAATTAATTTGGGGTAGAGAAAACGGTATTTTTAGATTCAATAGAATTACGGATCCAGAAAATGATCCTTTAGCACTTAAGAAATGAAAACAGTAATTGATGTAAAGTATCCTATTCTTTCTTGGTTAAGAGTTATTGGCAATGTATTATTCATCGGAGGTTATGCTGTAGTACTTTTTAATAGTGTAACTTTAGGCATCTATATAAGATTAGCAGGTAACTTACTATCATTCCCATATTTCTTTAAAATTAAAATGTGGGATATGGTAACTGTAAGAAGCTTCTTTGCAGCAATTGAATTTGCAAAATTAATCGAATTATTCCTACTCTAAAATGTCACTAATTTCACAACAAGACCGTCAAATGGTTATTGAAGCATTAGAATATTATGTTCTTTCATTGAAGTCTTATCCTAAACATGATGAAAATAAACTCGCTCAATATCACACCCTCCTCAACTGGATCAAACTGGAGTATTTCAAACATGAAAATTAATCTCTGGTATTGTAAAGATATGAAGCAATGGCGATGGACCTTAGTTGATAATTCCCGTCCTATATGTAAGCAAGAATCTGGTCAACAACCTTTTCTACGAGATGCTATGAATGATGTAGCAAATACTGTAGAATATATGATGGATACAAAACAGAACGAATGAGGGACCGTCGCCTATCGGTTAAGGCCCACTGCTTATAACGGTGTGAACGGAGTTCAATTCTCTGCGGTCCTATATACTAAAAATAAAGGAGGTAATATGTACGAAAATCAAACTGATTTTGAATGGCACCTCTTTGAGTTTGGTAAAAAGGTAGAATATATTCTTGCTGCAGAACTTGCAGGTAAAGAAGATGCTAACGAAGCATACAAAAAAATCAAAGCATTGTTTGAAGATCTCAAAAAGTTTCGTAAGCAAGAAAAGAAACAAGACCATCCATTAGATTACGATAAAATTCCTGAGCGTTATTGAT